CCAGTAGATGCTGTGTTTGATATTGTGTACCATCAAGAGATGTTAAATATGTTTTTTAGGGATCAGGGATATTCCCCTCAACCTATCAATGAGGCATTTGCCATTGGACTATCAGAATTACTAGATGATGGTTTAACTGGCATTGCTTTATCGCTCGGCGCAGGTATGGCTAACATATCTGTAATTCATCAAGGTGATCCGTTGGTTGAATTCTCTGTTACAAGATCAGGAGATTTTATTGACCATTCCGTAGGCACCGCCTTAGATATGTCCCCATCATTGATTCAGTTAGAAAAAGAGTCAGGAATTGATTTGTATAATCCTAAGGATAAGATAGCAGAGGCTATAGCAGTTTACTACTCATCTGTAATAAATTATGTATTGCAAAATATTTCTTTTGAGCTTAAAAAGCAAGAAAAGAGGCTACCCATTTTTAGAGAACCTGTGCCTATTATAGTTTCAGGTGGATTAACGTTGGCGGAGGGTTTTACCAGAATGTTTGAGGAGCGGTTATCAGGTATTACATTACCTATGAAGATTAGTGAAATTAGAAGGGCTGCCTCACCTATGACTTGTGTAGCTGCCGGTTGTTTAATGGCATCTCAACTATAATAATTAACTACCCTCTGTAATAAACAGTAATAGGGAGGTTACATTAATGAAAATAGATACAGTAGGTTTAGATTTAATAAAAAAATTTGAAGGATTTAGTTCAAAGCCTTATCTATGTCCAGCAGGTATTCCTACCATAGGTTATGGTAATACTTACTACGAGGATGGTACAAAAGTTAAGTTAACAGACGCCCCTATAACTAAAGAACGTGCTACTGAAATACTAAATCATGTAGTAGCGACTTTTGCTGAAAGTGTTAACGAGTTTGTAAAAATTAAAGTAACACAAAACCAATTTAATGCTTTGGTTAGTTTAGCTTATAACATTGGTTTAGGTAATTTTTCAAAATCAACTGTATTAAGGAAACTAAATATAGGTGATTATGAAGGGGCAGCAAGTAGTTTCTTGTTGTGGAGAAAAGCCGGCGGTAAGGTAGTTGCTGGTTTGGTAAATAGAAGAGAGGCAGAGAAAAAAGTATTTTTAAGTTAATTTACCGGGTAAATTAAAATTACCTTTATACAAATAAAAACCAAAGGAGTTTGAATTATGAGTGAAGAAAGAATTAACGGAACAGTTAAATGGTTCATTATGTAGAGCCCTTTACATTGGTAACAATGTATCGAAACTCCTTTAATTGCTGGAAAATCTTAGCGAATAATGTCGAAGATAATCAGCAGCCAAGCCTCGTAAGAGGAAGGTTCAACGACTAGAGCGAAGGCTCGTAGGACCAAGTGGTCCGAAATGGGGAGAATCCTTAACAGGATTTTGATATAGTCTTTTCTTTATGGAAACATAAAGCAGCCTGCATAGGCGGGGTTAGTGTAACGAACTAACTCGAAAAAAATGTTAGTAATGACCGCGGATACGGCTTTGTGTTGATTGATGGTAATCCAGACGCAGAGTATTTTATCCACTTTACAAGTATTGATATGGACGGCTATAAAACACTTAAAGCCGGCCAACCAGTAAGTTTTATTTTAAAGAATACAGAAAAGGGTATTCAGGCAACAGAAGTAAAGCTTTTATAATAACAATTATCCATCCAGTATAAACCAAGACCGTTGCTGGGGGTCTTTAAAGGAGAACATTATGTATAAAAACAATTTTTTAGTTATATTAAAACACAATGGTAAAGTACTTAGAGAAATAGATGGTGTAGTTACTGTTCCTTTTGGTTCAGACTACACCATTGTACTAAAAAACTATGATTCACGTAGAGCGGTGGTATCTGTGGATATTGATGGCCTATCTGTACTAAATGGTAACCAGATAGTTGTTCCGGCTAATGATATAGTAGAATTACAAGGTGCCTTAGACAATTTAAGTGTAAATAATAAATTTAGATTTATACAGAAGACTAAGGCTATATCAGATTTTAGAGGAGACAGGCTAGATGATGGCATAGTTAGGGTAGAGTATACTTTTGAAAAACCATCGATACCTTATAGAGATTTTATTAAAGAGTTGTCGGGCTTTAAATCAAGCTATGACGTGATAGGTTATAGAGCAGGTGTAGCTGGTGCTTCTAATACATATAGTTCATCTGGTATAACTGTAAAAGGAACCCCAACAAAACAAGATTTTATAACAACACATACGGGTATTTTAGAGACACAGTCATATGTTATTACACTTAAATTACAAGGATGTGATGAGTTTAAACGTGAAGTAAAAACACCTATAATGACTAAGACCAAAAAACAATGTCCTTCCTGTGGAAAACGTTGGAAGTCTTACATAAAATACTGTGGTAGTTGTGGTACATTCCTATAATGAGGTTTACATATGCTGGTGGCTGAATTAGTTTTACGTAAATTACAAACACAAGATGAGATTAAAGAGTTAGAGAACTACATAAGTAGGCTACAAAATATTACTGGTGACAGAGACAGTCTGTCCAAGATGTATAAAGAATGTATTATAAAGTTATTTAATTTATACGATCAATTACAAAGCCAAAAAGTTGTATTAAAGAAATGTAATACTGATAACCATATAATTGTTGACAGTAATAAAATTAATATAACTGATGCTTTAGAAATAGCAGCTACTTTGGAAAGTAGGTTAAATTTATACACTACTTTAATAAATAGTGATACTATGCACATTGATATATTATCTATAATGAAAGACAGGGCTAGTTTATTAGAAGACTACTTAAAATTAATTCGTTACATAAAAGCTAATGATTGGAGTACCGAAGTTGGTTGATAGATATTGGGTAAAATTAGAAGATTTTGATATTAGATGCGTTTGCAAAGACAAACATTGCATTGATAATACTATGTGCAAGGAGTACTTAGTTAAATTGCTAGAAATAGATAGACAAGATAATTCAATGGATGATTGGGACAAATCTATTAATAAACTATTTACTACTATAAAAAAAGAAACCGACGAGTTAAGCAAAAGCATTAAAAAGTTAAAAGGATTTAAATTATGAACTTAGTAAATACACTTTTTAAAAAGATAAATAAAATTTGTTTAAATATCAGATATAAAGTTATTTTATTGCTTATACATGATATGCCGGTAATTGTTAATTGTGTTGTTGATAATACAACCCTTGAAAAAAATATACTTGACAATATAGAATGTATCTGCTATAATAACAAAGTAATAAAACCTGAATATCACTACGATACTCAGGTTAGGCAAGACAATTTCTCATCAGGCAGAATAAAAAGGCAAGGTAACTCTTTTTGCTTAACACTCACGTAAGGTTATTTACACAAATGGAAAGTATTAAAGGAAACATTTTAATAGGTATTTCAGGAAAGGCTAGATCAGGTAAAGACACAGCTGGTACTTACTTATATAACAAGATAGGCGCGGTTTATTACAATACATCTATAACCGCTTTTGCCAACATGTTAAAGCAAGAGTTGCTAGAGAAATTTGATTTAAGCCATAATCAACTATATGGTAATTTAAAAGAACAACCTGATGAGCGTTACCCCAAACAAGAAGGTGGTTTTTGGACTCCAAGAGAGATGATGCAATCTTATGGGCAGTTTATGAGATCTTTTGATAAAGACTATTGGGTTAAAGCTTTGTTTCGTAATATACAGGATTTTAGTAAAAGTAACACAATTATTACAGACGTAAGACAACCCAATGAAGTAAAGGCCATCTTAGACAGAGGTGGTTATCATATAAGGATTACAAGAAAAGAAAGGCCCAGGATTCAAGGACAAGATCATGAGACTGAGACTGCCTTAGATGATAACAAGCTAACTATCCATTATACAGTTGCTAATGATGGAACCACAGAAGATTTGTATAAAAAATTAGATTATTTTTTAGAAAACACACTAAACATAAAGGAGACACGAACATGGCAAGCAAAACAATGACACTTTCAATTAATCCTGATGAGGTTATGCATACAAGCATCTCAAAGAGCAAAGAAGGTTACAACTATGCTTCAGTAGTGGCTAAGAAAGGTGAAGGGGAATATATCTCTATTAACTACGAATGGAAAGGTAATGTAATTCCTGATTTTGCTTTTGACTTAATGGGCTTCATTCAATCCAATAAAGAGTCTATTAATAAAGCTGTTGCATCATACACGCAGGAATATGATGAGTTTGTTAAAAATAAATAACATACAATAGTTGGGTGCTAACATGGCTAAGAAAGATACTAAGAAAGGTGGTAAGGGCGGTAAGGGTGGCTGTTAATAAATTTAGTTTGGAGGGTTATTGATCATGCCGATAGATATTAGTGAATTTAGAGAACCTACATTTACAAAATTTCAAGAGCGTTACCCACTAAGTACTGATAAGAAAGACAGATTTATTAAATTTGATGCTTACCCAAGAAATTATAGGGGTGAAGGTGGTAGCTTTCCACAACCGGGTTATAACCCTCACCACCAAGCAACAAAACCAGAAAAAATTAATTTAGAGAGTGATGATTTTACTCTAAAACCAAGGTGAGGATTTAAATGAGTATTACACCAGAGGAAAAAGCAGCAGTATTTGAACAAGAACTAGCATTAATATTCGATCCTTCTGTGAGAGAATTTACACGTTTATGTATTATGTCAGCACCCGACTACGTTTTTTTAGATTGTCCAGCTTCTAGTACTGGTAAATTTCATCCAATTTCTGAGTTGGGGCCTGATGGTACTATACTGCATACAAAGAAAGTATTTACAGTAGCATATGACTTATGTCGTGGTCTGGGTTGTGAAGATAGAAGGGACGAGATCTTATCGGCATGTATCATCCATGATTTAAGAAAGCAAGGATTGGTAAAGTCAGGACATACATCCAAGGCCCATCCTAAACTTGGTGCTGATTTAACAGCAGAAGTTCAAGAAGCCACACAGATATTAGAGGAAGATTCATTTAATATAATTAGAAAGTCTGTGGGATACCATTATGGTCCTTGGTCTACTGGTGAATGGTTAAAACCTCTAAGTGACTACACCCCTGAGGAGTTATGTGTGTATATGTCTGACTACATAGCGTCTAAGAAAACAATAGAAGTTTATTACAAAAGATAACTATATGACGTTTATTAAAACTTATGGTGATATATAATGAATAGTGAGTTTATTAAAGCTTTATCTAAGGGAATAGCCAACGCAAATGTTGGTAAACAGGAATTATCTCCTGGGTCCACTGGTAGACGTTATGAGCCTGTTGGTGGTATTACGCGTCACAACAAACGCATACATGACGAAAGTAAGTTAATGGATACTTACGGTAAATTACCTTTTACATTTTCCAAACCCAAGAAAGATGGTAGACACAAGCTAGTTAAATGTACAAATTGTGGGGTAACTAAGTATGTGAACAAGAACACTGTGGGCATTATATGTTCAAATTGTAAAACATACGCGGCTATTCAGGAGGTAGATAATGACTAAAAAAAGAGGTCGTCCTACTGGATATAGGTTAAGTGACACTAGTAAAATGGCAATAAGCGAATCTAAAAAAGGGCAGTTGCACACACAAGAAACTAAAAATAAAATATCAAGAACGCTAATGATTTATTTTAGACGTCTTAATCCACTGTCAACAGAGCTAATTAACAGATATTGTAGATCTGATGATGACAGCTTATGTTCTTGGATTACTGATATTAGAGAAGAACTAGACGAATTTGAAGATATATTAACTGATAGATCTATGCGTAATACACGTAAAACAGAATTAGTTTATGGAGACAATATAGACTATTTCAGCCATGATTTAACACCAGAAACCATATTATTACTTAAAGAGCGTTGTGCGGAATTAGGTATTGATATAAACGATTATATGGATTTATAATATGGCAGCTGGAAGACCAAAAAACCCACCAAGTGTTAGACAACTCCTAACCGAAATTATGCCTATTGGCGAATTATTCGCCGAAGACGAGCTTAATATCTACACATCCCTAGTAGACATCTACATAAAAGACTTTGATGATGATGAATTATCCGCAAGCGATTTAGATGATGTAATGACCCTGGCCACCAATAAGGTTTTAGAAATCAGGCTACTACGCACCAGTAAAGGGGATGCTAATCGTCAATTAGACATAACAGCCAGTGTAGAGAAATTACGCAAACAAACAGAAAAGATTAAAGAAAGCTTATCTTCTAGACGAAAGGATCGAATTAATCCTAACGAGCACAAAGGATTCTCTATTGTGGACTTAGCTTTTGCCTATGATCAGACCAAGCGTGGTACACTGGAAAGTAAAGTTAGGCAGCTTAAAGAAGAGGATGAGGCATCTAAAAAATTAGTGAGAGAACATCCAGGTAATAAATATGATGTAGATGGACATATTAAAAAAGGTAATGACGAATAATGGCTCGTAAGAAAGGTAGAATGATGGATGCTGTAATGGGACAAGGGCCTATGCTAATAGAGTTCTATCGAAATAATCCCTGTATAGCAGCCTACGATTTATTAGGTGTAGACTTAGCCCCTATACAACGTATAGTATTCGAGGATATGTGGTTTAGGGACTACACAATCACTGTCGCCGGCCGTGGTTTTGGAAAAAGCTTTTTACTTGGAACACTTGCTGCATTGCGTGCTATGCTATATCCAGGGTACAGGGTTGGTTTAGTAGGCCCCTCTTTTAGACAATCAAAAATGATTTTTTCAGAAGTAGAAAAACACTATACAAAATCAGCCATTCTCAGAGAAGCCACAGAAAAGAAACCTATTAGAGGCTCTGATACAGCCTATCTTAAATTTAAATCCGTTGGTTCTAGTAACGGTTCATTCATTGAAGCCATACCACTAGGTAATGACGGTGCTAAAATTCGTGGTTCACGTTTTTATTTAATATGTATTGATGAGTTAGCACAAGTTCCAGATAAGATACTTGATATGGTTCTTCGACCTATGGGCGCCACTAAACAAGATCCTATGGCTAATGTTAGACGCCTTGAACAGATGAGGCTGTTGATCGAATCCGGGTTAGCCACAGAAGACGATTTTGATGATGATCAAGTTAATAAGATGGTAATGACCTCTTCCGGCTTCTATAAATTCAACCATATGTATAGGCGTATGCGTGCCTATTGGGATAAAATCATACAAGAAGGTGAAGAAGAGTCTAATGTTATGGTGCATCAGATACCTCACTGGTTTTTACCAAAAGGTTTCTTGGACGAGAACAACATTGAAGAGGCCCGCCGGGTAATGTCTGACCATGAATTTCGTATGGAATATGAAGCAGAAATGGTGTCTGATTCCGAAGGCTTTTTTAAAGCTTCTATGCTAGAAGCATGTACAAGTAACAGTGGGCACTACTTAGAACTAAGTGGAGATAGTAAGGCTGAATATGTCATTGGGGTAGACCCTAATCAAGGTGGCTCAGCAAGCTGTGGTGTGTCCATAGTTAAATTAGGGCAACCAAATAGAATAGTAAATATGTTAGAAGTAAAGAATGGCACGACACAAGGTATGGTAACTACTTTACAGAGTGTTTGCAAAACGTATAACGTTATTCGTATATATATGGATAAGGCCGGCGGTGGTAAAGCTATATGTGACTTGTTAGAAGAAGGTTATAATGGTGCAACACCGATTATAGATAGAACTAATCCAGATCATTCTCACTGGAAAGGTAAACATATATTAGAGTTAATAAATTTTACTCCACAGTGGATACAAGAAGCTAACTATTCAACGTTATCATTATTTGAAGACAGACTTTTACTATTTCCAGAGCGCATGCCGGACGGGTCTGATCAATTAGATGAACAATACGCAGCCATATATGAACTTAAAAAACAACTACTAAGTATCATACTAACACAAACAGGCAGCGGTGTGCTACACTTTGATACACCCAAAAAAGGGCAAAACAAAGATCTATACTCCTCATTAATACTGGCCGGCTTCGGCGCAAAAGAACTTAGTAAACCTGTGGATACTGTTTTAGATCCTGTACTACATAGCAGTGGTGGTATGATCAGAGAGAGGGCACCCAACTCTTCTTTTAGAGAAATAGCAAAGTCCATCACTAATGTGGCAAGTAATGCTAATATGTCTATGGCCATATTAAAGAAAAAAATAAAGTAACCTCTTATATGGATAATACTTTATTAATAAATTGTGGAGATAAATGTTTATGGATATATCTATTTTTAGAAAAGATTTCTGGGATTTGTTTCTTATGAAATGTTTTAGAAATATAGCTTCTGTAAAATATCAGTGGTTGTTATTTATTTATATTCCAATAGTGTGGGGTATGTTTCATATCAATCCAGGAACAAAAGAACCTTGGATATCCGCCGCCTTGGGGCTCAGTTTTCTTGGTGGTGGTTTTATAACCTTAGCAACTAGCAGAATCATAATAAACACAAAGCTTGTTGATAAAGACGAAGGGGGCTTTAATACCGATAAATGAAATTATGTTGGGACAATATAAATAAACTAAGCTATGACATCACCACTGGATTATGGCTGAACACTATTTTTTATGCCAGAAAAGGCCGTAAATCTTTACAAAAGATTGTTCATAAGTATACATTTATAGATAAGTGCTGTTGGTGTGGTGACTCATTTTTAGGATTGTTACACAATAAAAATATGTATTGTAGTAAGTCTTGTGGTGTCTCTGCTAAACAGACGGGTAAGCCATCTCCATTATTAGGCACAAAAAAATCACAAGAGGCAACTGAAAAAACACGTAAAGGAAATCTTGGTAAAGTAAGATCTGCGCATATGTTAAAAAGATACTCATTATCTAAACTTGGTAGTAAAAACCCTATGTATGGACGCACTGGCAACGCACATCCAGCTTATGGTAAAAAAATTGATACAAGTGCTATGAATGAGGGTTTGCGTAATTATCTTAAAGCTAATAGATTACCGTATAACCATACAGGACACCCATTAAAAGGTGTTAAGAGGCCTAATTTTTCAGGAGAAAATGCACCTGGCTGGAAAGGGGGTGTATCTACTATTAATGAAACTGTACGTAAAAGCATGGAATATAGACAATGGCGTTCAGAGGTTTTTATAAATAATAATTATACTTGTCAGAATTGTGATAAAAAAGGGGGTAGGCTTGTAGCACACCACATAATACCTTTTAATTATATTATGGATAACAACTTAACATCAATACTATACGATGTAAACAATGGGGTAACTTTATGTAAAACTTGTCATAAAGACATACACAAACTAATTGGTTTCAAAGTATGAAAATAGATTCAAATATATTTGATATAACTAAATCAATAGCTTTAATAGCTTTTGTAGTGTTTCTGTTCATGGAGATACCAAAAATAATAAGTAGCTTCGCTGGTAATGATAAAAATCCCGTGGATGTAACCACAATAGAGAATATTGCTGTTAATGCTGCTGTGGCTACCGTAGCCGCAAACAATGCGGATATTAAAAAGTTAACTGAGCAACTTGTTGCCCAAAATAGTGTGCTATTAAAAACTATAAAAGAAAATAAAGAACGTGTAGATGAAATAGGTAGAACTACTGCCACACTTTCTGGAAAAGTAGATTGGCTAGCAAAAGAAACTGTTTATAAAGACCCAGAAAATCCTAAAAGAGACTTAGAAGAGGTTACAGTTAATTTAAATGATGCCACCGGAAAGCCGTATCCAGTAGCCGTAGTACGATTAAGTCCAAATATACAAGGTGAAGAACGTTGGTCGGTCGAACCACATAAATTAGAAATAAAAACCGATATAGTGGAAACAACAGATGATGACGGTAACCCTAAAAGGTATGCCGAAGCATGGGTAGAAAATCACTGGTCGTCACTTGGTAAAAATGAGGATGGTACATATAAAAAATTTCCAGTAGCCCTTACTATCGACAATTGGGCAAAACGTGAAGAAAAAGAAAAGAAATTTTGGTACAGCCCAAGAATAGGTTTTTCTGGTATATTTGGTACAGCTACTGCGGTAGGTTTAGATTTAGGTTTATTTAGTTATGGTAAAACAAAAGCTGACAGTGACTGGCAGTTCATAGCCTTTGGTGCTGCCAAAGCTTCTGATACCGAAATTATGTATTTTACCCCAGTTAAATATAATGTAGGTAAACCGCTTCCTTTGATGGAAAACTTATTCATAGGACCAACAATTTATTTAGACAAAGATTCCAATTACAGTGCTGGTGTATCTATAAGCACTTTATTTTAAGGAGAGACAGCTTATGGCTTCATGGACAGATGATTACACAAGATCAAGAGCAGTTGGCGTTCCGCCGCCATATGAAATAGAAGACATTATAGGGCGTAGAGATAATTATGATAAAATAGTTACTTCTACTATAACTGTTAGTGGCACACCCACACTGCTACCTGCAACTCCTTTACATAATAGAAATTATGTAAAGGTTATAAATATAGGCACTGTTGATGTGTCTATTATAACTGCCTCTGGTGTGTCGGCTGCTGATGGTATATTAGTAGCCGGTTCTGGGGGTGAATGGGAAGATGTAACAAATGCACCACTATATATAGTAAGTACAGGACTAGATTCCGAAGTAAGGGTTTATGAAAGATACACAAGAGTTTAATACTAAGGGGCTTAAATAATGGATTTAAATAAACTAACAAGTGAACTACAAGAAAAATATCCTGATGTGGGTATAAGAAGTATAGAGCTGGATGAAGCTAATGGTAAATCTATGTTCTACTTACAGCCAACTAAAAAGTCCTTGGCTTTTCTGGAAAAACCAGGTGACGCTGTAACACCTAGGATACATCAGGCAACAGCCTCCACAATAACAAGAGATGCTATAAGCAGATCTTTATTAGATATTGGTTTGGCCAAAGATCCTTATGATGAGACCCCGCAAGATGCTTATAAAAAGGCTATTAGGTATTACTACACAGATCCAATTGTAGGTACCACAACAAACTTAATGGCTTCCTTAGCAGTAAAGGGGTTTGAATTAGATATAGATGATGAGAATATTAAGAATTTTTATGACACTTGGATATTTGATATCGCTATGGATGAAGTTTTAGAATGGATATTTTTAGACTTTTTTAAAGTAGGGCAGGTAACTACTTACAAAGTAGTAGCAAAATATGAACCAAGAGTATCTACTCTTTCACCTGCACCAGGAAAATCATTAAAAAAGACAGCTAATTTAGAAACAGCCGCGGCTAAAAAAATATGGTCAAAAGGGCATCTTCCCATAGCCTACACAGTATTAAATCCAGCATTGGTAACCATAGACGGCAATTTACTCTTCGACAGTGTGTCAGTTAAACTCACAACACCCACAGAATTAAAAGATCTACTTAAAAAGCCTTCCAGCACTTTGACCGAAGAAGAGAAAATACTGATTAAATCCCTTCCCAGTGATTTAAGGGCCGCCGCAGAAAGTGGTAAAGAGTTACAACTGGATTCTAGGTTAGTAAGCACTATTACTTATAGAAAACAACCTTATGAACGTTATGCAAGACCTAAACTTACTAGGGTGTTCGATTCCTTAAACTATAAAAAAGCATTACGTGAGGCTGATTTAAGTACACTAGATGGTATATCTAACTATATACTAAAAATCACTGTGGGTAATGACGAATATCCAGTAACGTCACAAGCAGAATTAGAAGCAGTAGCCGCGTTATTTAATACCCCAAGTAAATCCTTCGATGTTGTATGGAACCACACATTAAAAGTAGAAAAAATAGTTAGCCCTGAAATTTCATCTATTTTAGGCAAAACTAAATATGAACAAGTGAATGAGGACATTACTGGTGGTTTAGGTATGACTAGGGCCCTTATAGACGGTGTTGGTAATTTCAGTGCTGATAGTGTTAATATGGTTATTAAGGGGGTATTGGAAGAAATTGAATATGCCCGCCGCCAAGTAAGTAGGTGGCTGTACAAAGAATTTAGGCAGATAGCTGAGGCTATGGGTTTTGAAAGATTTCCGAAAGTTAGATGGGATAATAGTATATTAAAGGATATCATTCTATATATGAGTACTATATCACAGTTAGTAGATAGAAGGATGCTTAGCTATCAAACAGCCTTAGAATTATTAGGTTTTGATTATCCTAATGAACTTAATAATATGACTAATGAATTTCAATTAGTTCAGGATGGTATATTTGGGATTGCTGGTAGTCCATGGCAGCAGGCTAAAACACAGGACGTTCAAGGGGCTCCTGTTGGAACACCTTCTAATGGTAGACCTTCAGGTAAAGTTACATCACCCACTAATAAAAAAGAAACAGATCCACAGAAACTAACTAAAAAACCTGCAAAGGCACCTAAGTCAGAAGCGTCGTTAAATACAATAGAATACATAGTAAAAGATTTATCAGAAGAAGAATATAGTACTTTTTTACAGCAATTGGATTCTATTAGAAACAGTAATTAACTAACTTACTAAGTAAGTATAAAGTTTAAGTATTTAAATAAGAAGTCATTACATAATTATCCGGAGGTTTAATTGTGAAAGAAATTAATAATAAATTTTATATGGAAGCCAAAATAGATTTGGTGGAAGAAACAGAGGCTCTCAGAAAAGAAGTCTCTTCTGTAATTAAACTTCCAGATAAAAGCAATAAACAACCAGATCTTCAATATTTTAGTGCTTTGTTTGTAAGTAGTGGTACTAATTTAAATTTAGCGCATTTTCTACCATCAGAGTTAGTTTTGGCTTCTGGATCAATCACCAGCAAAGCTGTCGATGTTGAACACGAAGAAGCAGATATCATCGGTCATATTTATGACTACGCTTTTGTAGATGCAGACGGCAATAAACTGGATGTTCAAGAATTAGCCAGTATGGAAAAAGCATCATTAGATACCTCTGATATGCACATATTAATAGCTGGCATTATCTATAAAAGTAGATTTCCAAATATAGCTAAGGAAGTTTCCGATAATCAATGGAAAGTTAGTATGGAAGCATATTACCAAAGCTATGATGTAAAAATAGGTAATCTTATCTTAGATAAAAAAGAAGCAGATTTATTGGGCTTCCCCACAGAAAAATCAACTGCTTTTGGTACTATGGTTAAAGTAGTAAAAAAGGGTGTTGAGATAGCCAGTGGTAAAGCTGCGAGGGTATTAAGAGGGATATGCTTTTCTGGTGTGGGTATTGTTAAAAATCCAGCTAATCCTCCCTCTGTAATATTAGAAACTGCAACACAAAAAGACAATGCTGTTACAAATCAAGACGAGCCCCTAATACTAGACTATGACAAAGTAACTGAAATAGCTAATAATGTAACCTCCTCTAATATAGAGGATGAAAAAACAATAGAAGATGTTAAAGAAAAATCAGAGTTAGTTTACACAGATACAATAGGTATATGTGTAAATTATAAAAAAAGACTTATAGATAGTATAACACAAGATCAAAATAGTAATGTTTTAAAAGAAAATTGGTGTACAGCTTATGATCAGCAATGTACTTCTTTTTCTAGGGATACTTCTGATCCAGATTGTTTAAGACATCAAATACCCGCGCTTGCCACCGCGTGTGTAAATGATTTATTAAATAAGAAAGAAGCAGAAGCTAAACGCAGCCAATTAATTGATGACTTATTAAAGAAAGTTAACAAGGCTAAACAAGGTTTATATTAATAAAATAAGTTAAGGAGGATTAAATTATGGGTTCTATCGGACAACCGTTGACTGGCGAAAGAGCCAGCACACCTAAAGTATGTAAAATAATGGGTGATGATAGAGCTACTATGGTTTATCGTAATTTAGGTAATAACCATTCAGCCCCTTATTTATGGGCTGATGAAATCACTGTAATTAGTGGTGCAACAACAGCCGTTGTTGCTAGTGGAATTAAATTCCATGGTTACGACTTAGCTTCATACGGTAAATTTGTAGCTACTCCAGAAGGTGATGTAGGCAGCTGCTACATCTCAAAAGATAAAGTAAACAATGTTGTTACTGTGGTATGTTCTACTGCTGCCGCCAGTGACACAGTTGTGGTTGTACATGCACAGTTAGGTGTAAATCCTGACTTAACAAATATGAGTTGTCGCGGTAATACCGGCGCTTCTCAGATGTTGCCGTAGTTTTATTTTAAACTAGTTGGTTTGGAAAAGGATTAAAGGTTGGTATTAAAAAAAATAAGTTTAACTTTATATATTTAAAGAACATTAGGAGGTTTATAAATGGAAGATAAATTCAAAAAAGATGTCGAAGTTTTAATAAAGGCAATCTTTTCAGAAAAAGAAGAGGCCGCAATGAAGCAGAAAACGGAAGAAGCTCTTCAAACCTCTGCTAACACTATTGACGAATTAGCTACCGCTTTGGAAGAAAAAAGCGCCGAGATTCTTGTAAAAGAAGAGACTGTAGCTACTTTGAATAAAACCGTTGAAGAACTCAAAAGTGAGCTTGAGGCAGCTAAACTTGAGAAATCAACTGTTGCTGAGAAATTAGCTGGTGTAGAGGCCGAAATAGAAAAGATGCGGAAAGACAAAGCTGCTGAAGTTAGAATGCTTGCATTAGAAACGGCAGGCATCCTTCGTAAGGACAAAGAATCTCAGATTGCCAAAGTTAGAGAAATGTCTGATGAGGAATTTGCCGCTTATAAAGACGAGCTAGTCTCTATTAGAGAGGCTGTGATGGCCGAAATGGAAGCAGCTAAAAAAGAAGCAGATGAAAAAGCAGCCGCCGCTGCTGAAGCAAAAATCAAAGAAGATGAAGCTAATAAAGCCGCCGCCGCTGCAAATAGTACAAATCAAAATCTTGGGGCTGTACCTCCTGCTAATATAGATCCTAATAAGGCTGTATCAGCTGCTTTAAACTTGGAGGGGGTTCCTTCAGATGATGTGAAGGCTAAATACAGTAAACTAGGCCAGGCAATGGCAGATATGTTTAAAAAATCTGAATAATTAGAGGTAAGGAGGAAAACAGATATGTTTATACCAAGACACTCTGTAGTAGAAAATCAATTCTGTAAATATGCAGCTCAAACAGCAACCGGTTCCGCTGGTGTTGGTGGTGTAGTTGCTTATGCAGGTTCTATTGTATATTTGAACTCTGCTGCTGTAAATCAGGAAGCAGAAGTCATTAAGATGTCACACGCCGCCGCTGCTGAAGTACCTTTTGGTTTTATCATGCAAAAAGTCAAAACAGGTTATCATCAGGTTCATCCTGCTGGTTACGTTATGCCTGGTGACCTGGGTTCAAGTGATGTTATTGCGCAGCCTACTTATAGTTCTGCTGGTGTTATTACTGGTACAAAAGAAGCGCCGGTCGGTGTAGCCCATCTCGGTATTTGGGATACAGTACATTATACATGTACCATGTTAGCTAGTGTTGTACAGACCGCTATGACCCCTGGTTTAGCTCTGTTTGCCGCCGCCGATGAGGCAAAATTAACAAACAGTACTACTAATTCAGATGGTGCAACTGATGCAGCTACCGGTGCTAGATGTACTGGTAATACTACTGTTGTAGCCCGTGTAGTTAAGGGCGCCAGTGTTGCTAAGTGCCAAGCTAATATTGATAATACTGTTTTATACCCTATTAGAGTAAAGCTGTTAATTTAGTAAGTTAAATCGGATTAAAGTAAATTAATACTTCCGAAAATAAATATTTAAAGGAGCAAATAAATCATGGAAAAACATGAAATGCAAGAACTTTTTAAGGCCACAGCTAATGTGCAGACCCCAGAAGGTTTGGCCGCTTATAGGGCATTCGCCGCCGCTTTGACTGTACCTATTTTGCAAAAGATTGAGTTGGAGTCGGTTATGCGACAGTTATTTACTGTTGAACGCCTCGGGCCAGGTGCACAGGCTGTATACCCAGTAGCTGAAGATTTTGAGATACCTGTTTGGGTTCTCCCAGGTCTTGGTTATGTTGCCCAAAACTTCATCGAAGGTATCGGTGAAGAAGTAAACATACCTACTTTTACTATCGCCTCTTCGGCTGATTGGAAAATCACCTATGCCAGAGACTCACGTATAGATATTCCGCAACGTGCTGCTGCACGTGTAGCTAAAGACTTAGCTAACTATGAAGAAGAAAGTGGTTGGCGGGTAATAGTACCTGCAGCAACATCTTCTTTTTCAGGTAAGGGTCTGCTTGGTTCTAGACCGGCACCTATTTACGAGATATCCCCTGGGTCAACTGGTGCTGGTTATCTATCAAAAGAACTTATCAATAAAATGATTACTGGTTTTAAACGTACTGGTCGTAAACTCACAGACCTTTATATCAGCCCAGAAGATGCAGCTGATATCCGTGAATGGACTGATACCGATATTGATCCGATAACCCGAAGAGAAATCTTCCAGGTAGCTGGTATGGGTCAGATTTGGGGTGTTGTAATGCATGAAATTCAACATCTTGGCGCTACCGGTCTTTACAATATCAACGACAATACGTCTGCTTACGGCAAGTTTACTGCTGATAGCAGCAACCAGTACAATTCCTACACATTAGAGCACGGTAATATTACCGCAGCTGATGGTACAATAGCTACTCTTGGAGAGACTCAGATTTATGGCTTTGATATGTCTGTAAATGATTCTCTTGTAATGCCTGTTAGAAAAGAGTTTGAGGCAATTGAAGATCCTGTTTTACTTCGCCAGCAAAAACAAGGCTTTTTTGGTTGGGCAGAGCTTGGATTCGCGTGTCTCGATAGCCGTATGTTGGGCATGGGTATAATTGACCGTTCCCTGTAATATGCTATAATTGTTTTACACACCCTACACAGCCATTAACTAGTGCTGTGTAGGGTATTTTTATTTTATGTATAAGCATACATTTTATCTCAAAAGTTCCAAACAAAAAGCATGTAATAATTGTAAGTGGTTGGTTATAAAATTAGTAATATGTTAAAATACAATGTTTTACATCTTATATCTGTACAATTAAGTAACCTATCTATATATAGAATATAAATAACTTTAATTAACCTTATACTTATATGTGGCCTTGTGTATTATATACTATTTTTTATACTTATACCATTATCGATAGAAGCAACTACTGAATTAGTAAGTAAATCAGAATTTTTTTCTCCTGTAAGAGAATGGGTTTTTAATAAGAAAAGTAAAAAAGTTTTTAATTTTATACACTCTGTCCTTGATTGCCCTTATTGTTTGTCGGTTTGGGTAAGTATGTTTTCTACACTATTTTTTTATTTGGTTTTATATGGGTATTTACCAAGTATACTTTTAATATTACCAACGATTTTAATTTTTCATAGGCTATCAAACATAATACATTTTAGTATAGATAGGCTGTGGGGAGTGAAGTAAATAAGTACAATTAGCATTAAGGTAAACTACAGGAAAAGGTAAACTAAAAAAGAAAAGGAGATTATTATGATTGGTTATATACAAAACATTACATCTGGGTGGGCCCACGCTATGAAGCGTGCTATTAGGCCTGGTGGTAAGATTGAATTGGACGAGCTGTACATACAGTACGGCAAGAAGCATGCAATAGAGGAAGGTGCGCCTTTTATAGAGTGGCTTAAATCTATAAAATTACGTGATCCTAACAGATGGAAAATAGTTTATGATGACGGAACAAGAGTCACCCCAGAAGTAGCGGTTGAAGTAAACAATACTGTGGAAGGTGCAGCAAAAAATGAAGAAAGTAAAGTTAGTAGTAGAAAAACAGACCATGTAACTCCAATAGTGCCCAAAGGGATATCGGTCTCTGACTTAGTAGGACTTCCAGTTAGAAAGGCAAGAGATATGATGCCACAACTAACAGATGTAAAACTTTTACAGTATGCTCTTCAACAAGCTTCTTCTTTATCAAACAAAGACAGTCTTTGTCGTATTTTGAGAAAGCGCATTACAGAACTAAAAATAGCCAGGTAGCATAAAATTCTACTAGGTTTTTGAACTAATCTACGCTGGCGTCTAACAATTTACACAATTTTGGAGGAAACCTATTATGGCTAGAAGTTTACTTAGACAATTAGAACAAATTCGACGTTCAGCGACTTATGATGATGCTGTAGCCAGTGTGTATACATCGGGTGTTGCCGAGCCCACTGTATCAGGTTCACTGGAACAAGATTTAAACGTTATGCGTACCTTGGTAAAAGAACTAAAAGGTACTTCGGATTGGTTTGGTGATTTGGGCAACTACTTTGACCCGTCTAATACCGACGCTGGAAGCGCTGCCAATAAAGATCTTAACCTTACCAATATCAAAAACAACACCCTAGATGCTAAGACAGTAATTTTAGCCGTATCAGATGACAATTCTGGTGCTGGTTACACCGTATCAGGCACTACTGCCGGCGCACTTATCTCCGCAACTACAGCCTACGCTACGCCTACTGACAGACGTGGTCTACCTATTTTTGCTAGTACAGCTAATACTGGTAGTTACTTTGACGAGGGTGGTCTTGACAGAGTAGTTAGAGTTGACGTTATTAATCTGGATACCGGCAATGAAATGAAGGATGCTAGCGGTAATACTATTTATGCTAAGTTCCATGATGGTGCTGATTTCGGCGGTACAGGTACCGGTACTGATGTTTATGCCAAATTTTATGCTAACGGTGTTGCTACAGACCTATCTACTTTGGAAGGGGCTGTTCCCGCAGCTGTAGCTTTCGTGTATCCTTACCGTAAACTAATGTCAGAAATGTCGGAGTATGAGTGGCTGCGTACAGACTTTGTTAGCTCTTGGGAAGGCGATGTTGAGCTGGTTGAAGACATTCACAATATTTGGACATTCACCGGCGCCACGGATAATGATGGTAGTGCTACACCTTGGGATAGCATTACAGGTAACTATCTGTTAAATGCCTCACCCACCAGTTTAAAATCAGCTATTGATGCTTTAAATACAGGTATCGGTGATGCAACTTATACGTCAGCTACTTACCTTACTGACGGTGAGGATATTACAGTTTCTTTGGACGCTTTGAGTGAAGCTATTATATCCAATGATGGTGATATTTCAGGCATCGTATCAGATATTGGTGGTATTAATACCTCTATATCTACTATTAATGGTGACATATCAGATCTACAGGGTGCTGTTGGTGCTACCTCTTCAGGTACAGTTGACTTCGCTAACAATTATTACGTAGCAGATGGTTCTAATCTGGTGGATGCTATCAGCACATTAGATGACGCCATCAATACTATCCAAGGGTCTCTTGATGCTACATCAGGTGCTAAATACGTAGAATCTGTTGGTACACAAATTGATTCTAATACAGCACACGCCCTGCCTTATAGTATAACCTACACACCGGTGTCTACTGCCGGCCAGGAAGGTGCTAATATGGATGTATATGTTGACGGTCAGTTGCTCGCCGCAGACACTGGCGCTGCTGGTGTTAATGCCGATCGTGACTATGCTGAGACTTCTACTACAAGTATAACTTTCAGATTTAATATACAACCAGGTAGAAATATTACTTATGTAGTTAAACAGTAATAGTGTAAAATAAGGAGGGGCGTAAGCCCCTCTTTCATAATTAATACAAACGGAATAAAGGAGATTTATTATGGAAGGTGTACAGGATAGAGATGAGAGAAACAGACTTCGTAAAGTTATGATGAAAGCAGAAGAAGAAAAACTGATGTCACGATCTGAGGCTGGTTTTGTAGTAACTTTGATTGAACGTTTTAGGCAAGAAATTGAAAAGAAACAAAGACAGCTCAGTTTGCTACAAGGTGAGCTTGGACAGCTAAGAGCTAACGAAAAAATAATTGTTGACCTGGTGGATAGTATTATACGCGCCGCCGAACGAGATAAAGCACGTCAAGCTACTATGCTTAAATTGCGCGGAGTAGTTATAGAAGACAATATTGATACAGTACCAGAGTCTACTATATCTAAAAATGTTGATGACATTATGTACGAAGAAGAATTAGATAATTCTGGCGAATAATGCTTATCCATGGTTCTTATTATGTTGGGGTTAAAATGTGCTATTTTAACCCCTTCTATTAATTGGAGTTTACTATGATAGTTCTTAGAAAAGTAAAAAAGACTTCTTATATTAAGCTTGCTGAACTACTTATAGGTGCTCAGAACGGCATTAATAAAACTTTTAGCACACCCTCCTCTTTTAAAGCTGGTAAGATAATAATAGATTACAATGGACAATCATTGTATAGCCCAGACGATTTTGTAGAAAATACAGACACACAAATAACTTTCACAGTCATTGTTCCTGACGTAACTGACGTGTTAAAAGCACATTATGAGGTTTATCAATAATGGCCAGGAGTAAGATAAGAGAAGAACAAGTAGATGACTATGACTTTTTATCTGAGCAAGAATTTGCTAATGATGTAGTATCAGGAACAATACATAATAAAATAACCACAGTTTCTGGAGAATTAACTGAAAGAATTGACAACATGTCTTTTATAAGTCTTATAGACACTCCAGCAACTTATACAAATCAAGCAGGCAAATATCTTGTAGTAAAATCCGATGAAACTGGTTTAGAATATACAGATATTAATAACATAAATTTCGGTTCAAATTTTAGCGATGCTATATCTGACGCTGTTAGTTCGACTACCAGCACTGCTTGGCAAAACAAACTTACTCTAACCACTGAAACTTTGCCCGCAGGTGATTATAGAGTAGGTTTTAGTTATCAATGGGCTCAAAATAAAACTTCCACTGAATACAATGCACAAGTAACTGTAACAGGCACAAGCATAAATCAGGTAATATTTGATCAAGCCCAATCCCCGATAAAACAAAATTACTATGGACTTGTTTCTGGTTTTATGTATGGTAATTTACCCACAACACAAGCTTTAACAATAGCCATAAATTATAGAAGTACTGTGGGATCTACGGTTGCTTATATAAAAAACGCGATGATTGACATTTGGAGAGTAAGTTAATGCAAGAGTATTCTTATACAAAATCACCGGTAGATTTAGGCGCTCTTCATTACGAGTTATCTCAAGCTACTAATATTAGTGGTACATTAGACTGTCTTTCATTTAATGAACCCACTGATTTACATATATGCTATCAAGAAGCTTTATCCACTGCTAGTAAGACTGTTTTAGACACTGTGGTTGATAACCACCTGGGGCAACCAATAGTAGAATTTATAGGCGACTTAGAATATTTTGTAACCGATACCGCCATCGTGGTAGATCCCTATACTGGTGTATCTGGTACTTTTATTCCTATGCAAGTACTGATCAATAGAAGAGATTTATACAATGATACAGACAGTCCTTTATATGTGGCAGAGCATCAACCCATTTTAGGCCCTAATGGTATATTACAAGATCACGCTGATAATCTATCCTCTCTTAATACTGCCTTGTCAGAAGATGGTTGGTATACTGAATACATAAAAAGCTGGACTTATCCTAGTCCTATGGATTTACTTGTATACTACGGGTGGTTAAGTTCATTTAACTCTGCCGCCAATTCTTGGACAAACGAAAAAGTGGCCCAGGATATAGCTAAATACAATTATATTGTTTTAGGAGATGGAATACAAACCCCCACCCATGGTGACTATTCAAATACCCAAATAATAATACCAAGAGTTAAAGCATTAAATCCAAGGATTCAAATTTTTGGTTATGTGACGGCTAACCAAGATCTTTCTGTATTTCAAACCAAAACAGATAATTGGGATTTATTAAATATTGATGGTATATTCATAGATGAGGCCGGGTATGACTACGGTGTAACCAGAGATGCGTTGAACACCAGAATAGACTATGTTCATAATAAAACCTACTCTAAATTATGTTTTGTAAATACTTGGAACTTAGATCATATTTTAGGTATCGATAATGATCCAAACTATCCTAATACTATCTATAATACTACTTCTGGTACCTCTAATCTTACATCCAGTGATTGGTGTCTTCTAGAAAGCTTTCCTATAAACACCGCTTCTTATACCTCTACTGCTGGTTATGAATCTAAAACTGATTGGGCAGCAAGAGGTTCAAAAGCCAACATAAAAAGATATGAATACGGGGTCAATATGGCGGCCGTAGGTATTATAGATAACAGTAATAGTAATGGGCAAGAATTGTTTAATTTCGGCTTTGTTTCTGCTATGATGTGGAATCTTGATGCTTTCGGAACTTCTGATGTTTACTATGGTGCTAATTCTGCTGCTGTAACTTACTGGAATAGACCTAAAACAGAAGGCTTAGGTAGAGAGTGGAGTGCTTCACCTTCAGTACAATTAAACAATGTTGATAATGATATGTACCTAAGATACCTTGATTTTGGTAAATTAGTGTTAGATTTTTCTTCCGGCGCGGAAACATGTTGCATATCCAAATCCACGGCGGATAATATGTATAGTCTGATATTTAGAGCCGGAAGTTTAACAGAAGGGATAACCAATTTCCCACATAAGACTACTGCCTCTGGATGTCCTATAACAGGATTAGCTTATGATGATACCGTAGAAGAGTCTATGTATGGTTCTTTTGAAATACCGTCTAATTGGAAAAGGAACACCGATATATTAATGAAAATAAGCTTTTTTAATGACTACTCTCAGACAGGTGCAACATCTTGTAGATGGGCATTAGAGTACCAAGTATTTAATGATTTAGATGTAGTAGAAAATAAACCCATTTCAACAGTTGTACTAAACAAGCCTCTACCTGACAATGCTTCGGCCGACACTTTTTTAAAATGTGTCTCTTATATACCTTATAATGATGCTAATAGCCCTTTGAGTAGAGACGCCGCAGTTAGTTTTAGAATATACAGGGATAGCACAGACGCTGCTGATACTATGGTTAATGACGCTATTTTACTGTTACTAACATTCGATATATTGACGGAGGTAATATAGAATGGCTAAGGGTATTTTCCAAAGGCATACAAAAGGCCTGGTAGCCTATGGGGGGCAGCCTTTAATAGGAGATATGTTATGGATTGATCCAATCACAAATATAACTTATTGTTATGATGTGGTTAGAACTAAATGGTTATCTGCTGAAAAGCCGGTATTTGAGTACGCAAGAAAAGGCGCCGCAAAAGGTGTTTACTTACCTTTATTAGGTGATTTAGATGACACAGATGATGTGTACATGCCAAATAGGCCATCAACTGTACTTGGTATATTTTGTAGAAGTAAGTCCGGAGATGCTTATACAGAATTTGCGTTAAAGAAAAATACTGCTACTATATATACTTTTAGTTATAACGGTAATGCTGATAGGACATTTTTAATTAATGATTTGAATTTAAATATAGAACCGACCGACAAAATACAAGTGTATGTTTCTAAAAGTTCATCAGCTATTATTAACACTGTATGTCGTGTAGAAACTGCTTGGAGATATGATATATGACTACTATAATATTAACTAATACTACAACAGAAGATATAGAATTAGATGTACGTGGATTTAATATACCAGCATCTAGTACTACCACTATTACAGATTATTTAACAGATCGTGAGGTAGCACAATCAGAAGTATTGGTGGCCAAAGTAGCTGTTGGTGACATTGCTGTAAGTAACGGTGTGACTACTTTCCCTACTACTGAAGGTATAAAGTATTGTTTAGGAGAATTTTCTAATGTAAGTATAGTAGATGAGTATAGAGACCTATCCGGTAAATTAAGGGTGCATCAAACTTCAAGAAAATTAGGTACAGCCATTTATTGGACTGGGGAAGGTGATGATACAACAAATCCACGACTTGTTGGTGGCGGTACACCAATAGTTGTTAATCATATTGTTGGTGATCCAGACCCTGATCCTATTTATGTAGATTTCAATATTGTAGAAAATGAAACATGGTTACATGAAGGTTATATTACATGGAAAGATGCTTTATTAGATACAATAACACTGGAAGTGGTACCAAGAGTTACAACAACCACTGTTGGAACAAATACTAACTATAATTTATATGGTGGTTATTTAATAGTCCCCGCCGCCGGTAATGGTACAGTAGCAATTACATCAGATATAACCACACACACAGGTGGTTTAGTTTATGTACCAGACGATGACCAACACAACGCCCCAGTAGCTTTCTGGGATGCTACTTGGAATACTGTAACCAAACGTTACGAAAACATCACCCCCGCCCCTTATGGTAATGGTAGGTACAATATGTTTACAGTAGAAGTAACCTTAGCCAGATTTATAAATAAAGTACCACTATTATCAAATGGTTTTATAGCTTTAAATTCCTCAGATACTGATCAAGTAGGTAGTGGTATGAGATTAAAAGTAACAGCCGACACTAATATGGCTATATCAGGAGATCATAACTGGTCAATGGCAAGTATATTATGTATGCATAGAGCACGCTCCATATAATAAAAGGTGATAAGTATGACACTTTCAACTATTTTTTACAAAATTAAAAACACATTGATTGCTTGGTTTTCTGATATACGTGTATATGCAGGAGGGTTTGTACTTTTTGGTAATTCTTCTTACAGTATAAAAGGACCAGATACACGTTATGTATTAAATGTACTTGAACCAGGAGATGTTCTTTTAAGAAGGTATGATCACTACTTAGGTAGTATCTTAATTCCAGGATACTGGTCTCACGCGGCCCTGTATGTTGGAGATGGCTATGTTATCCACATGTTGGGGCAAGGCATAAACAAGGAAGATATATTAACTTTTTTACGCTGTGACGACATATGTATATTACGTTGTCCTGACAATAATAAAGCAGTAACCGCAATTAAAAACGCATTTAACTGTCTATATAAAGATATAGGGTATGATTATGAATTTAATTTTAATGATGAAAAAGAGATGTCATGCACAGAATTTATTGACACATGTTATGAGCATCCAAAATACTCAAGTAAACCAATCGATAAACTTATATTACCAGATGACTTATTAGAATCTATATTTGAAGTGGTTTGGAAAAAGGACTAAGGACTTTAAATGATCAGGGCTAATGTTGGCGAAAACTTTCCTATATTAGTATCTTTATTTAATGAGGAAGACAGCAGTTTGGCATCAGGCGAAACTGTGTACTATGACGTGCGTCGCATTGATGATAGTGCCTTAATACCTCCTATAAATGGTACACTGATTGAATCTACGGTAGAAGCTGGTTTATATAAAACAGCCGTTTCCATAGATGAGGCGGGCATATTTATATGCTATGCTACGTGTTCTGGTTTTCTAACATCGAGTGAAGAAATATTAGTAAACGAACAAAACATATATAATATTGTAAATAACACAAGACATTACAACATATCAGTAGAAGATGTCCTAAGATTGAATGCTACACCTACCGCATCACAAACAGCACGCAATGTCCCATTAAATAAAACAGACTATGTAATAACTAAAATTAAATCTGATGACGCCTCAGATTGGAGCAGCCCAGTGGCTTCCGGCACAGTACATGCGCATTACAGAACATCTACTGATACAGTGCCTTATCTTATGGGAGGGCCGTTCTAAATGGATATGCGGTACCAATCTTGGGCCGGTTACCAGCTAGCTCCGGCAGAAAGTATATCAAGTGTAGGGCACGGCACGATTGAGCTAGAGCCAGGGTGGCAACTCATATCTATCCCTGTTCGCCAAGGTTACTGGTCGGTTGCTGAGCATAAACACATTCATGATGGGATTACTACGGCCAAAATTAAAAATTATGTAATAGATCAGATTATTGATCTTTATGGTGCTAATAAAGTAGAAGTATGTAATACTTATATAGGGGATGTGCAGGCATTCTATTCATATATTGTAGGCGTTACTCCAGAAAGTAGTCCGCATAATTTTCAATTAGTAACTGTGGATGGAGATAACGAGGAGATTTCTGGTTTTTGGATAAAGTCATTGAATACTATTTCTATGGAAATAGTTTGGGGTGAATAATGGCTTTAAACATTACTATAAATGGTTTTTCCTACTTAGAGGACGCTACTTTATCAGGGGCTACCATAAAATACCAAGCATACTTTTATAACAATGGTACCGCTTCATCAGCTTCCACGTGGAATGATGTTAGAATTTGTGAATCTACTTCTTATTGGAGTTTTAATTTAGGAGATCAAGCTTTTTTAGGGCAAGAAGGTGCGGCACTAAATAATGCAAAAGTAATAATAGTTTTTTGGAAAGGCACAACTACTGATAGAAATGCTGACTGCTCTTTACTAGAACAATGGAGCGCAACAGAAATTACCTTAGATGGTAGTTCAGTGTATACGTTAGATATACAAGTAAAAAGTAATATAGCACCTAATCTTGTATGGAGTTTACCAACCACGGGTTTAGTTAATACTAATTATACCACTACCAACACTTCTTATGACGTGCATAGTTGGGATTTTAATGGCGTCACTATGAATCATTGGCGAACCCGTTATGGAGAAAACATACAATTAGTAAATACCATAACAAATACTGATTATTTTTGGGGCGACACAGCAAGTACATTAGACCTTTCTGGTGTAGCATCCTCCACACACCAATGGGCTACTGCTGGTATATATAATGTAGATATAAATATAGAAGATGAATGTGCCACAGTAACAAGTGACACCAAAAGTATACAGATATTATATCATGCCCCTGTTCCAGCTATAACATGTCATCAGGCAGTATCAGGTGTTGTATTGGACCCAAATACACCAGTAACATTTGAATATACAGGTACTGATGTAGACAATAGAATAATTAGTATAGACTGGGCTATAATTGACACAGGGGCCTTTGGTTCAACAACTACTTTGGTTTCTGCTAATAGAGACGATGTGATAAGCCATACAGAGGGGTTAGGTACTTCTTGGTATGGACAATCAAACGTATTAGGTGCTTTTACTAATCCAGGAACACACACAATAAGTATAGATATACATTGGAATGACTACTTTGAAGATCATGTAATAAGTTATAGTATACCAATAGAGCAAGGATTATTCGGCGGACCCTTAGTAGATTTTACACAGTTTCCCGCCCAAGTTACAGTTGCGGAAGAAGCGCAGTTTCTTAACACAACTACTTCTTACGATAGGGTAGGTACTTATACTCCAAATGGTTATAGATATACTTGGATATATAATGAAGATGGGGACTTAACAACAGCGACCAATGTCACTCATGACTACGTTTTTGAATACACCCCGCAGATAGATTCTGGTATTGTGACATTAACAGCCTATTGGAATGATGGTTGGTACAACCAAACCACTACTATAAGTTATGATGTGGTATTTACTACAAATGTTACTATTACCACAGTAGAATGCTACTATTTATTAGAAATAACTGGTACTTCTTCTGATGGAACAACGACAGGCTATCATTGGGAAGTGTATAAAGATAATGAGGGTTCTTGGGAACTAACATGGGAGAGCCCTGTAGGCTTAGAGCAAAAAGAAAAAAAGGTATGTTTTACCTCATTAGGCTCTTATAGAATAATAGGCTATGTACATGGTACAGGCACAACAACTAATGACAGTTTATTACAAGAAATTGATGTTGTTTGTCCAACAGAGGCCTACTACTATATTTGGAATGGTACTGGCGTAGCAGATATAGGGGGCGACTGGTTGCATAGTGGTTTTGGTGTAGAATCACCGGATGCCATGAAATCAGGAACAAATGGTTTAGACGCTTCTGGTATGTTAACCAATAGTTCATTTAGTTTTATACGTATAGGTCCCCCAATAAGTACTGAGGAGTATGACTTAATAGCGGTGCAATTAAACCTACAAGAATGGTCAGCAGCTGCGGACATAGAAGTTACTTTAAAAAGTGTAGGCAGTATTAATGGTAATGCCGTAAGTTTAAGGCATTATTTAAACAGTAGTTTGATAGAAGAATGGCAAAGAATCTATATACCGTTTGATTCTTTTAATATGACCGAGGTGTATATAGATGAGATAGAATTTAAAGCCACCAGGCCTTTAAGTATCTATTTAGATGACGTGATAATGGGTATAGGTTCTGTAATAACCAGGGTTGTTGCCGTAAAAGATCCTGAGACACATGCTCATGAGGTTGGTGAAAAGTCAACGCAAGCAATAGAAATTAAACCTAGTATGCGTGTACAAAAAACTAATGTAGTGTTTCCATGGCCTACAAATTTATAGGTATATTATGAATATTTACGGTATAATATATAAAGTAACTAATGTAATTAATGGTAAAGTATATATAGGTCAAACTACGCATACTTTGGCAAGACGTAAAACACAACATTTAAATGCCATGAAACGTAAATCGTATAAACTGTATCAAGCTTTATTAAAACACGGCCCGGCCAATTTTATTTGGTCTAAGTTAGATAGTGCTTATAATAAAGAAGCGCTGAATGAAAAGGAAATATACTATATAAATGAGTATAATAGTTTTAACAAAGGGTACAATATGACTGAAGGTGGAACTAATAGTATAGGGGCTGTAGGCGAGTTAAATGCAATGTACGGATTAAAAGGCTCCGATCATCCCGCTTACGGTAACATTCTATCAGAAGAAGCCAGACAAAAGATTAGTGCGTCTAAAAAAGGCAGAAAACATACAGAGTCCGCCAAAAGAAAGATGTCAGAAACAAGGAAGAACTCTGGGATGTATGTTGGGGCTAACAACCCTAATTATGGTAAACCAAGACATAATGAAACTAAAAGTAAAATAGCTACTACATTAAAAGGTAGATTTATTGGGGCTTTAAATCCAAATGCCAAGAAATACAGTATAGAGACACCTACAGGCGAAATTATACTTATAGACTGTTTAGCGTCTTTTTGTAGGGAGCATAAACTTAACCCGGCCCATATGGTGTCATGCGCCAAGGGTAACAGAAACCAACATAAGAATTATAAATGTAGTTATTTGGAGGATTAAATGATCAATCTCACCTTTACGCTAGATTCCATAGCCACAATATTATCAGTATTTGATAGAATACAGCTAATGCGTTACTCTGGTATAGGCATACCACAGACGCCTGTTGATGTTACATACTACACTGCTGTATCTGGTACAGACCAGATAAGTAATATTACTGATACAGATGAGATTATATTACTACCACAATATAGTCAATACTACTTTATGGACCCAAGTGGAGCAGCTGCGGATTGGTATACATCTAGATACTATAGCTCATCTACCGGGTCAGTAAGTGGTTGGACAGACCCTATACTTGGAGAGGCACAAGATTTATACTACGACCCGGCCTATCCTCCTGAGATCGAATATGGTACAGCAGATCAGTTAATAATAAAACGTATACGTTTACTTATAGGTGACCCCATAGGTTTAGACAGGGAATATGGTGATGAGGCAGAATCCTCTATAATGCCGGATGGCCGGACTTACGTGCTGGATGAAAAAGGCTGGCCCGCTTTTGTAAATATGAACGGGGTGCAATATACAGAAACTGCCAATCCCTCCATAAATGGTTATAGGTATTTAAGATTTAATGGTTATATTGACACTCCTGTTACTGTTATATCAGGTGGGCGTATGATTCAAAGCGGGGTAGACATCTGGTATTACACATTTAGATGGTCAGACAGAGAAATTATGGAAGCCTATGATAACACACCCCCGCCTCCTCCGTTAACAGCAGCCAACGCTAATGCGGAAATATACATGCTGGCTTGTGCTTATGATTTACTAATGTCAGAAACCTGGGATTACGTAAGTGAGGATGGTGCAATAATAACTGATGAAAATTCTAAGTATGACCCATCACCTGGTATACGGGCTAGAAAAGAATTATTGGATGCAATAAGAAAACGTTTAGATGACGCCATACATTCAGTAAGAATGTTAGGTATTGGTGGAGTAAGGATCGATTAATGACAAACATTAATACTACATACTTAAACTTTTGGGAAATTAAGTAATGAAAGATAACCGCATTAAATCCTTTACAAAAGATAGGTACCAGAAAGCAATACGTAATGTAATTAAAGGCTTATCACGTAAAGTACAGGTGTATAAACAGCCAATAAAATCAGAATGTACAAATTGCTACTATGATAAAATGACTGATTCAAGTACTGGCAAGTGCTCTTGGACACCCTTAGAAGCTTTGGCTAAACAAGCAGAGTGGGAAGCTGCTGGTAATGTCACCATACACTATAAATACTTTTTACGTGGTAGGTGTCCAGTTTGTACTGGTAAAGGATTTTTGGAAACACAACGTAGGGCTTGGGCAGACTGCTTAATTACTTGGGACCCATCCGCTAGCGGTTTTGGTAATACGATGACATACACCCCAGCGGGCACAGAAGGGTCTACGATAGTACAACTAAAAACAGATCCTAAATACTTTGATTTATTTAAAAATTGTGTTAAAATTATAGTAGATGGAGTAGACTGTAAATTATCAAAACCTCCGTTATTAAGAGGCTTGGGTAATCAATCTTTATTAATCATTACTGCTTTTACTACTGACAAGCCCAAAGTAGACACTACTGAGATAATTAAGGACTACACATAATGGCAGCACCATTAAAAGTAATTAAATCCGCACATGAAATAGCGTATAAATTTGAGAATATTATAGAAAAAGAACTGTTCTTTAAACTGACTTCTAGGATAGATGAGGTTAAAGATGTTATTGTGGACTCTTACTCTCAACAGCTAACTAATGTGGTTACAGATAAGCGTAGTAAAACTAGGCCTGAAGATTATATTGAAGATTTTATAGCCCGATTAGATAACTTTGAATACGTAACAGTTACCAATGGACAGGTATCTTTTACTGTTCCTGATATGTCCAACTTTGATTTTAGTGGTAAATTAAGGGTTATAGAAAATATATTAGAAGGTATAGTAGGACAATATGTTGAAGTTAATGGTGATCAATATGCTAAAATATTCGGCAAAAGTGGTGTAACAGAGCACGTAGCCGATAGTTCTTTGTCCGCTAAGGAAAAGATATATTTATTAAAATATAATGCTTTTATTAGAAGTAAAGAAAAAGAGTTAAAAACTAATTTTGTTATGTACCCTTTTTCTAACGCTGGACCTATGGATATATTTAAAGATGTAAATGATTATGTTGCTATACAATTACCTCTGTGGATAAAAGAAGCAGTAATAGATGCGCAATTAAAGCTAGGAGAGGTTTATTAAATGAGTTCAGAAATGACCAAGCTACGTAAAGAAGATCTAAGTTTATATCACTATCTTAAAGAAATAGTGTTAGTAGATTTTATTGAACGTGAAGAAAATATTCCTCTCGAATATATACCAGAAATATCCTCAGCTACCAGTTTTGTGTACGAAGCGTTGACTGAGATGATACCTAAACCTACCGCCCGCGGGCGAGGATGGCTTTATTTCGATACTGTATCCGGTACAAGTCCTTACTGTTATAGAGGACTCCCAACTAGAGAACAATCAGAGCGGGTTGTGGTGTATGACATTAATGGTAATATAATAGATGAAAACAGCTATATAGTAGACTATGTTGATGGTAGAATAGTAACGTCAGGCACCGTGACCCCTCATTCTGTAGACTACTATTGGCACTACGCCGGTATAGTTGATGAGTGGGCAGCTATACAAGCAGAAGATCCGCCAGTAGTTGTCATTGACATTAATGGTACAGATAAAACTGGCTATCAATTAGGTGGCGGTCATAAAGATGCTAGAAAAGTGGATATACATGTTTTTGCTTCATCCACATCTGAACGTAATGACATAGTAGAAGTTATTTACAACGCATTGTATTTAAAAAGTATACCATTAATGGATTTTCCAGATGGGTCTGTACTAGATTACGATGGCACATTCTATAATAGGAAATACAACCTTAATAAAGATACTAATTTATTTGATAGATCAGTAGTATTAGGAGTAAGTAATTTATATTTTGATAACGTAACATCAAGACACGTTAATCTGCCATTAGTAATGTCAAGAGGTGTTGATCAAGTAATGTTGAGTGACTTAAATGCGTACCGGAGTAAGATATCGTTAGATATGTATTCTTACCTTGATGGTAGTTAGTAAATAATTATATATACATACTAATTAACTAACCTATTAAGATATAGTAGAAGTTTTAAATTTCCCACAGGATGTGGGAGGACACGGCTTTGGTTTAACATAGGGCCGCCTCAGCTCTTATTAAACACAAAGGAAGTAGTAAACATACCAACCAAAAATTTATAGAATTACACTTTATTTAAAAGTAAGTCTTCAAAAAAATTAATTTTCTAGGAGGAAAAAACGATATGGCAAGGAATAGAATAATTTATGCGAGCCAATCGGTGTGGTGTAACGGTGAGGTTCTTTACCGTGTACAATCTTTAGGAAGCACCACGACATTTACCAGTGAAGATATTTTTGAACTCGGTCATCTGGATATCATTGACGTTGTCGATGACGTTCCAGCAGTGGCAGTGACCTTGAACACAAATGACTTCGGTGATGTCAAAACACTGGCTACACTAGCACAGGTTTCACCTGCAAAAGCAGCAATGTCTGCTACTGCTACAAGTACAAATGGTAATTTAGTTGTTGTAAGTGGTACTCAGCTTGCAGAAACAAGCACCTATCTACATGGTGTTTCTCTGGCTGACTTTTCAATCGTATGTGGTAACTTACCCGGTGTTACAATTTGGGCTCCTGTTCAGGACGAGTGCTCTATTGGTACACTTGCTAATAACATAGATCAGACTCTGTTTATGGACGAAGTTTATGTTAATAGCCTCGAATTTAGTTACACCACCGGTGCTAACGCTACTGAGAACTACGGCGCTGAAACCGATAACAAGATGTGGCTTCTGAATGCCGGTCGCTTTGTAAACATGGATACTTTCACTTTTACAACCGGTTCAGAGACCTCCACAACTTTATCTGCTGGAGCTTATGCAGTAGCCGAGCTTTCATCGGCAAACCCTGGGTTCTTACGTAAAGATGATAACGGTTCTCCAGCGGTAACTTGGTACGATGCTAGCGCCAACGAGATGGTAAATGTAGCTGTTATGACTGAAGCACAGGTAGCTGCCTTAGCTGCGGCTGAAGAAGCAGCTGCTAGAGCGTCTAAGTTTGTATATAACAGTACAGGACATGTAATTACTTTTCCGACAGGCACTACATTTGGTGCTGGGGACAGATTAGAAATGTTGTACGCCGCCAATGGCTATGGCAATACAACCGAAAATACTTATTTCCAAGTACTTGACGCTACATCAAGGCCTGATTTTCTGGGCGCTCTTCGTCAGGGTCAGGTTGCAGTTTATATCGTAGCCAATGATGCCGCTGAGTGGGATATTGCTTGGCGTTTGACTGGTTGTACTATTTCTTCTGACCTTACACGTGAGCCTCTATCAGAGCTTGGTCATTTAGGGCCTTATGATAGACCCCTTACGCTGCCTATTCCTATCACTGTAACTGTAGATTCTACAGCCGGTGACTTGGAGAACTGGTCAAAAGTAGCCAACCGTCTTGCGGAGTTTGATGCGGACTCTTTGGAAGACATCAATTTAGCTGACCTTATGGCCTCTGAAGATCTTAAACTTGTTGTTAAAGTTTATGCTCAAACCGATGAGGAAGCTAAGGGTACAGGTTATGTTAGAACTGTTAGAGCCGGCTCCGATCTTATTGGTCAGAATTACTGGAATAACGGTGTTATGGGTACATATGCTGCGGGCGACCGTGAGTATGCACTTAAAACCATTATCGTTGAACACCTTAAGATTACTGATGAGGGCTCAACACTTGATATGGGTGCTAATATGACTCAGACTTTTGGTTTCAGATCAACCAATGACCTTTATGTAGTTAAAGGTGATATCGATATTACACATATTACCGGCGACTATAAAGTAAGACGTAATGGTTAATTTTTAATTAACTGGGAGGGGTGGGGGTAATACCTCACCCCTTATATATTTGGAGGATTAAAGGAATGGATAATTTAAAGAGCAGGGATAGATTCAAAAGAGAAATAGAAAAAGAAGTGACAAGACTATTTGAATCTGCTTTAGACTTTGCTCAGGTGGCTTGTGAACATCAAGGGACGTTCAAAGCACTTAGAGCCAAAATCCTCAGAGTTGGTAATAACTGTATTAGGAATCTGAAAAACAAATCAGACCAATACGAGATGGTATTAAAAATCAATTCAGAGGATGTTATAGAAGTTTCAAATAATAGGAAGTAAAAGGCTAAGGTTTTTAATTTAAAGGTAAAGGAGTATTTATTATGAGCGATAACACCATAGATCGTAACTTCAAGGGTGCTGATGGCACCACCGAATATTTTATCTCATCCCCCACCGCAGAAGACATCCGCGGCGCCGACTGGCAATACAGCAAAACATACACTAAATGTTTGGTAGAGGGCATAACAACTGCTGCAGAAATGCAAGACATTCTTATGCGTAGAGGCATTATTGGTCCTGAGTTCGAACAAAGAGCCCAAGAGCTTATTGCAGACCTACGCTCCAAGATAGACCAACTTGACTCAGCAGAAACAATGGAAGACAAAAGAAACTTGGCGGTAGAAGTATCCATAGCCAGAGAAGAACTCTTCCAATGGAACCAACGTTTAAACGGGCCGTTATCAAATACCTGTGAACAGATGGCTGATGATTCCAGACTGGAACATCTAACTTCAAGTATTACCAAAGACGCTAATGGTAAAAGGGTGTGGGAAAACTACGATGCTTTTTTAAAGTCAAAGAATAAAGATCTAGCAATGAGAGCACGTTTCGAAGTAATGTTGTTCCTGCAAGGACTTGATTCAAACTTTATGGAAAAGTCTCCGGAAGCTATGGCTATGAAAGAGGTAGAAGAAGATCTCATGACCAGAGCTAGGGCTGCCTTAGAGGCAGCTAAAGCAGCAGCAGAAGAAGAACTTGTTGACGAACTTAAAGAAGAACAACTGGTTACCGAAGAGCACAATACTTCTGTTGAGTCTGAAGTTGTAAAGCCAAAAACAAATCGTAAAAAAACAAAATAAAGAATTGCTTGTTATAAGGGGCTGTATAAAAGCAGCCCCATAACTATATATAAAGGCCACGCATGGAACTATCTTATGAAGAGGTGGATAGTTATCTACTTAAGGTTTTCACAGGAAAGGAAATAGTAAACATTACTAAAGGTTCAGAAGAGGTATACTTAATATTTAAGCAACCAACTTCTGAAATACGTCTTAGAGCTACACTGGTTTATGAGAGATCTTATAAGCAAGCAATCAATGAAGGCTTATACTCTATAACCGAATTAGAAAAATTACTAAGCGAGCGTGGTTTATATACAGAAGAAGATATAACAAAAGTTGCCAAACTAAAATCACAATTAGAGGCCCAAGAAGCGCTTCTGTCTAAAACTACCAAAGTAAAAGCTAATGCAGATAGAATTAAAAAGCTTATCAATAAAATTAAAGATCAGATAAATGAAATAGAGTATAAAAAGAATTCTAGGTTAATCATGTCCGCCGAAACAAAGGCAGATGAAGAAAGACATCATTATTTATGTTGGGCTTGTGCATACACAGAACAAGGCGATAAGCATTATTGGGATAATGTAGATAGTTTAGTTTTAGAAAAAAATATAAATTTTAAAATTAAAGTTATGAATGCTTTTCTACATTTTTATCATGGCATCCCAATGAAGACAATTAGATTTATTGCAAGACACAATTTATGGCGTATACGTTATGTACATAGCCAAAAAGTTACTGAGTCTTTATTTGGTATACCGACAGTTGAGTACTCTAATGATCAGCTTAATTTAATATATTGGTCAAGTTATTATTCTAACATATACGAAATGATGCCTGAAGATAGACCACCAGATAGTATAATAGAGGACGATGATGCACTAGATGCTTACATGACTGATTACTATAATGAGCGTACCAAAGAAAACGCGGCTAAAAAAAGTAATAAGTTTAATAAAGGCAAAATGTCCGCTTTTAGTAAAGAAGAGGTCATAATAACGCAATCTAATGATTTATACCAAGATATAAAGTATGATAAACCCAAAGAAGCACAAAAAATAAAAGATAGGACGGACATTAAAAAGCGCACTCGCCGGAGTTAAGTAATAAGGTAACCATTCTATTATTAAGAATAAAAGAATGTTTAATTGATTAAAGCAACATCATCTAGGAGGCACCGCTTTGGCTAAGCACGACATCACAGTATCTCATATAATAAGTGGATCAAGTTCAGGAAGCAATAAGGCCGACAATATAGCTTCTACCTTAGATAGCACATTAGCAAAAGCATTTAATGGGTTAACCGATAGATTAGCGTCTTCTGTTAAAAAAGCAATAAAGGATGGGCTAAATGATGCGTATGGTAAAGCTCAGTCAAGCACTGCTACAAAAGATACTGCCCAGCAAGCAAAGATCCTTGCAGATAATATTTCCAAAACAATAGCCAAAGAATTTCAACGAAGTATCACTGCAGGCGGAACCACGTCTTCGGGTAAACCTACAACTACATTAGATACTAAGGCATTAGAATCAATTATAACAAAAGAATTAGGTGCGCTAACAAAAGTATTAGGCGCCATATCAGGTAAATCAGATAAAACTGCCATAGACAAAAGTATAAAAGATCTCAATACCTCTATCCTTACTGCCATTAAAAAAGATCCTGCATCAACTGACTTTGGTAAATTAACTAAGTTACAAACAGCCATAGAAGGGTTAGCCAAGAGCGTAGATAATTCCTACAAAACTACTGTTACAACAACCAAAGATACATCAAATGTAAAAGAAGTAAGTGCTGGACTATCAAAATTATATTCAGAGATTAAACAACTTACTTCCGGACTAACAAAATTATCCAAAGCAGTAGAGGCTTCACCAGCTGCTAGTTCTGACATTATAAAAGAACTAGATCAAATAAAAAAAGCCGTAAAAGAAGAAACTACAAAACAACGCTCTTCTGCTGCTAGCGGTATCGATACGTATGCGTTGGCCTCAGCCATATCTAAATCAGTAGAAAAAGGTTTGGTTACTTTATCCGCTGCAAAGAAAACAAGTATAATTAGTAAAGAGCCTTCTAAACAAACAGATAAAGTTTTAGTTAGTACACTTTCTGAGTTACGTGCTGTAAGTAAAGCACTAGAAGACTTACCTAAACTTTTAAAATCTGGTGGATCTACCAGCAACATAAAATATCTAGAAACAGCTACTAAAAAGTCTAAGCAACAAATAGATGTAGCCCTTAATGATAAAGAAATAATTACTAGACTCAATAAACTTTCTGAAAAGTTGGTACTATCAGTAGATGTTGATGATAAAGCATTTAGAAAAACAATTGATTCTATAATAAATGCTTCTAACAGTAAAGTAACTGTCCAAGTTTCTGCCGATACTAAATTAGCTGAAAAAGACATAGATACTCTAGTAAAAGATAGAGATATTAAGATAGGTGTAGCTACAACACTTAATAAAAAACTTAAGGAAATAACTACACTACTTGATATTATAGATAAAGCCGCCACCCTAGATGTTACAATAGACACTGCGGATGTTAAAAAAGAACTTAATTCTGTAATTAAGGAAATTTCATCAGGTGCTGCTGAGATAGTAATAGCCCCTAAGTTAGAAAACATTGAACGTTTAATAACTTCTAAATTTCCAGATAACGTTAAATTAGACGTGCTGCTTGATTTAAACGCCGACGAGGCTGCCAAAGCTTTAAGTGGCTATTTTAATAATTATAAACAAGCTATATCTACTTTAAAAAAGAATTTAGAATCATTAAAAGGGGTTCTTACAGAATCTTTAAGTGTTAAAACTGAATCTATAAATAAGACCTTAAGGACGAGTTCTTTTAATAGCCCAGAAGTAAAAAAAGCATCCAGTGAGATTGCCGCCCTGCGATCTTTGATTGATGAGCTACAAAATACAACTGAGGCCTCAATGGTAAGTCAAGCCAAGGCCGGATCTCAAATTGCTGATAATTTAGTAACTAAGGTTAGGGCTATAAAAACAGAAGATTTAAGTAGCAAGTTTGAAGCCTTAGAGCGTAATGTAGCCGAAGTAGCTGCGTCTTTAACTAAATTAGCTGATAGTACTAAACACACTGTGTTGGCTGCACCAACTACAAAAGTTGCTACTAATGTCGGCGCCAAAGCTCCTACCACACCGGCAGCAAATATTAGCAGAATTAAAGCGATCGGTAGTACATCAGAACAAAAAGCTGTTTATGGATCTAAAGTAATAAAACCAGCAGTAGGTGGTTATAGTGCTGATAATATAAAACAGGAGTTCGATAAAGTAGCTACCGCAAAAGATCAGATGGCTGATTCTGTGCAAGGTATTCTTAAAGGTATCTCCGCTTCCAGAGCTTCCCTCGACGTCCATGCTATGGAGAGACAGCTTTCCAGCTCATTAAATGCATTACTAAAAGATATTACTAACACGGTTACTGAGCAATTAGGTAAATCTGATTGGAAGCCTTTAGAAATGCCCGGAGCTCCTGAAAGTAGCAAATATTTTACAAATGTAAGTAATAGCTTAAATCAAACAAACGCTAAAATGTGGACCATGCAGATAGCGGATGTAAAATCTATGCAAAGAGAACTTACAAAAAACAAAAGAACTGCTACGGGTGATCCAAATCAAATAGTTTCTGCCTTTAAAGAGCTGCAGTTAGATAAGTTAATGGCAAATGTAACTCATGGCGGTAGTGCTGATGAAAATGCGGAGTTACTGGCTAGTAAAGTAGCTACGTGGATGAAGTCCGCGTCGAAAGAAAATATAGCTGGTTGGACAACCGTGGCAGATCCTGAAATTAAAAAAGCACTTCTTGATCTTAAAACGGCTTATGAAACATCCAAAGGCACTGTTAATTTAGTTGAAGGTGTAAAAAAAGCTGTTGGTAGTCAATTAGGGCCACTAACACAACTTACTAGACAAACATACGCGGTAGCTGAGGTCAACAGAAGTTTATCTGATGTGGACACTACAAGAAAAGAACATCCAGCCCCTTATATCCGTAATGTGGCACTACCTGCGGCTAGGATGACTCCTTCCGGTACCCCTATTTTGGAAACCGCTCATGGCTCAGAACGTGCTTTATCTAAATTTGCAATGTTTGAAACAGGGCTGGAAAAGCTGTACAGTAAGGCACTACAGGCCGGCACATTAAGCCGCGAAGAAGACTATGCTTCTAAAATACAAACTATTGGTGTTAATCCCCAAACACGCTTAGAACAAAATGCTGTATCAGATTTAGTAACTAAATTGCTAGCTGATATAAGCACTTTTAAACAGGGTGCACCTGCATCAACTGAATATGCACGTGTTATTAAAGAATTCTCCGGCATCAAAGAAGGGTACAAAGCAGCCACTGTTTCCAAAATGGTGCAGAAAAAACGTATAGATCCTGATTTAGACATATTACCTGCATTAACCAACATTACTAATCAGATAGATCAGTTTACCCTTGACCCCAACAAAGATCTTAAAACGCAGATCATGTCTTTTGTTAATATGATGAACACCGCACAAGTGTCAGCATATGATTTTGCAAAGGCCTTAGATAAAGTAGAATTTAAAAACATATATGATATCTATGGTAAGGTCTTAGCAGACCCGCTAAAAAAGTTGGTAGAAAAACCAGCATACCAGAGTGGTGCCAGGGGCTTTGAATCAGCTACAAAACAAGTAGAACAACTGATGCCGCTAATAGAGCCCGGTAAACCACGTCGTGGTTTACAGCAATCTAATGTGGTTAATCTTCTTTCCAGAGGTACACCAGGTTTATATCCTACTGAAAGGGATTATGAATTAAAACCTGAAGAACATAAAAATTATATTAAAGATTTAAACCTACGTTTTAAGGAAATGTACGCTGAAAGGGACATGCTCGCTAAATTGGCGGCAGAATCTCCGGAATCTGGTCCTATTGTTAAACGGTTACAAGAACTGCCTACACAAGGAAGAAAACTATCCTCCTTAGGTATACCCGAGTCTCAGGCTAGTTCCATAGCTTACCTTAAATCTAATAAAGTAAGAGGAGCCGACGAGGATAATAAAGATTACGAAGAAGGGCTATCTTACTTAAAAGCACTTGGTGGAACTAATATAAAGATGTTTGTTGATGACTTAACAAGCATGGCCCCTTTTGGTGAATTTCAACAATTAGGACGTAATATAGCGGGTGTTACTAACGCTATGTCCTCTTCTATTGATGAAATAAACGGCCTTACAGATAAATTTGATGTAGCCCGTGTAAAAGGGATTGGTACTACAACACCAACATTAAGAACAGAGCGTGAAAAATCTTTAATCGAAGGTGGCCGTTACGGTGAGAAAGGTTATGGTTTTAACGTCACTGCTGAATTACGCCACACTGCCGGCACGTTTGAAGATCAAATACTTGTATCTGGTAAACTTGCTGATGCTGTTACCTCTTTAACAAAAACATTAGTTTTACCCGCAGCCGGCGGTAGGATGCTGGGAAAAGAGTTAAGTTCGGGTAAAGGCACAGAGGCGGTATCAGATGTTAAGCCTGGGGTGTTAAAAGATGTAGATTCTCCTGAGGCTATTAATAAAGTATATAGCCAGTTTCAGGATATGTTAGGAGTTAGTAATACCTATAAAGGACGCGCAGACAAAGCTTTTATTACAGAAGTACAAAAAGCCATGGCAACAGTACGTTCTGAGAATGTAGAAGTGCAAGCAGCGAAAGTTGCCGAAGTTTTTATGAATCACTTTGGTAGAAAGTTTACCACACGTTTTGGATCGAAGGGTGTGTCTATGACCTCTACTGACACATCTAAAATGTCAGACATTCTTAAAACTTGGGGTGATAAAAACATAAAAGTACTTACTAGTGAAGAGCAGGTAAACGCTGGTTTAGGTACTGCCAAAATGCCTAAAAGTATGGGGCAGTTAGCAGCTGAATTGTTAGATAGTCAAATAGAAGGGCTTACAGCAGCAGGTGCTTCTCAATCAGAAGTAGAAGGGCTAAAATCACAACTCATAAACTCTGGTAATAAGTTTATGATAGAGTATTTTAAAGATGCTACATCAGGTTTAACTATTCCAGAAGAGGCTTCTGTCCAACAAGATATCTATAATAAAGCCAAGGAGCTATTTAGTTCAATTGGTATAGCCATAACCGATGGTGTTGATGGTATAAATAACCTGAAACAAACATATAGTAGTATGATTAAAGAAGGTGGTTTGTATGAACTAAAACCAATTGATGTTAGAATAAGTTCCTTAGGTGCTGGTAAACGTGGTTTACAGACAGAGGTATTAGAGACCATACTTAATAACGTTGCTAATGTCCAAAAAGCATCAGAAAAAGATGAGGCCTACACAACGTTACGGGATAAGTTCGCCCCCGATATGTATAAAAAATTACTCGGTAGTGGTAAAGAATCCTTATCTACATACAGTTCCGCTTTGGGTTTTAAGGGTACCGACCCAGGAAAGGCAGAGGAAGCTTTAACAAAAATCTTTATGCAACGTGGTAAGAAGTCTGATCAAGCAGCTGTAATGGCAAAACGTGGCGCCGCTCTTGAGGAGATGTCTAATTTTTATACAGAAATTATAGACGAGTTTGGAGAAAAACGTAAGAGTCTTGTCGGTCAAAAATTCTTACAGGTAGTGGAGGAGCCTACCGCTACCGAGGCATGGTCTACCACTGATGTGCGTAAACGTATAAAAGGTGCAAAGCTTAATGTCCCAGCTTATACAGCCTATCTAAATGTTTTTGGTAAAGATTCGGAATTGATGAAGGAAATAAACCAGACACCAATTCAGGGTGCTGGTAGTCAAGCAGAACTTGTAGAACAGCTAAGTGATACCGATAAAAAACATTGGGAATACATAAAGACCCTAATAGCCAATACTAATAAAGACTCTGAGGTTTTAGGAGCTTTAAGAAATAAGTTAGAAAAAGTATCGGTAGATGAATTAAAATCTTTTGACTATTCTACAGGAACACTGGATAAAGGTAAGCGTAGTATGTTGGGAACTGTTATGGATGTTGAGAAATTCAACAAGCCCTTTATGCTACAATTACCATCATCTGATGCTTCTAAAGCCAAACTTGGTCAAAAGCCCACAGCGTTTGAGGACTTCTATGTCCCGTCCCCTGCTGGCCGCGGTGTTTATCCTGAGCCCTTAGTAGCCGGGGAATTTGGTCCCGAAGAGCCTACACGTGTATTACAAAACTTAATAAACTCCGCTAAGGACTACCAAGATTTTGTAACCAACACTGAACAGTACTATATGGCTAAAAATGTAGATTCACGTAAAACAGCGGAAGCAGTTATGAAAGAAGCTGCTGCGGGAATGCTTAAATCTTCTGTGTTGTCCACCACTAGTGACATAAGAGTGAAAGGGGGCAGGCTATCCACCTATGATCCTAAATATGTAAAAGAATTAGAACAAATGTGGATAACATTTAAAAAGAATATAAACGATGATTTGTCCGCATCTATGGATAAGTCCTACGCTAGTTCTATGGAAGGTGTTGTTCAATCCCAAGCTAACTATGCCGAAAAAAGATACAACGCCATACTTAAAGCTCTTAGACATGCCGGCGCCACAGTTTCAGGACAATTGAGCGAAGGTAAAGTACCATTTAAAGTAGATCCAAAAGGTAACTTACTTGAGCAACTAAATACCATTAGTAAAGATTTTTCTGGCGGTAAGGGCATGTTAGAACAAGAGATGAATAATAAACTTGCTGCTGTCCAAAAAGCTAAAATAAATTATTTAGAGACTTTGGCTGAAACTACCTTAGGTAAAAGTGGTTCTGTTGCAGAAACTTTATTTACTAGAAAAATACCAGCTGTCATGGCTAAGGCTGTTTCTGCTACTGTTGATAAGACAAAAGATCTAGAAACATTTGATACACAGATGTCCGCCATCATAGGTGATCTAGAGGGCCTATCACCAGAAATGCAACAAGAGATGGGGATATCAGAAAAAAGTATTAAATCTTTAAAATCACTGCAGGAACAAACACAATCTATAAAAGAAAAACATAGCAAGCGTCTAAAACGTACAAGTGAGTTAGGTCTTCCAGTATTGGGTCAGCATGAGATCGGTGTCCCTGCGGAAATAGCCAGAAAGATACCTGTGTCCTTCACCAAGAAATTTACAAAAGAAGGCGAGGCTGCTCCAGCTACTAAGGTAGAAGGTACTCTATTAGACATGCTGCGTTACACCCAAGATCTGCAGGGTAAAGGGAGCACAGCGGAAGAAAAAGCCACTATAAAAAAATACATAGAAGAAGAGCTAGCTCCTTATATAGAGAGCCTTCGTTATCCTTTTACAGGTACATCTTCAATACAGCCCTATAAAGCTAGACTACTAGATGAAGGTAAAGGAGGTATGGCTAGTAATGTATTGGCTGTTCCTGGTATGCCCAATCTACCGATGGATGCTTTATCTGGCGTTATTCAAAGAATGACTAAACAGCGGGAAGATCTATCCACCAAACGTGCCGGTGAGTTAAGTAAAGGCGCCGCAGCCTCACCAGAGAAGCTAGAAAAATTAACAGATTTAATTGATAAGCTTAATGCCGCTATATCCAATTTATTACCTAAGTATATAGCACATCAACAAAAACTAGATTTTGACGGTGACGCCATAGAAATTCACTCTGCTATTAATGTTAAAGCCAGAGGGGATATTAAAAAACATTATGATACCTTAACTCAGGATTTATCTGATACAGCATCAGTATTTAGAGATCAGTTTACTTATGGCGCGGTGCAGCCCCCAGCATCGGAATATACCTTAGCAGAGATGGGAGAGTCTTTTGCTAAAAAATTTCCAACAGAAAAAGGTTTCAGTTTTATGCAGAAACCTTTTGCTACGGAAGATATGGGTTTCTTATCTTTATCCGAACAGATGCAGGCTTTAGCCGGAGATTCCAAGGATTTAAATAAAGTACTTGAACAAATAAGCAACTTACTCGATAAAACAGATGCTGACAAGTTAGAAGCGGCTGTGACTAACATAAAAGATCTTAGTAATGCGGACGAATTAAAAAATAACGCAGATAAAGTTGCGGCAGTAATAGAGACCTTAGATGATAAATTTAAAAAATCATTTAAATTTCAAACAGGTGCCTCTTTGGCAAATGAGAGAACTAAGTCAGCTGTGGCCGCGCAGTTATTTAAAATTCATACAGGCCCTGAAACAGAGGCTTTTACACGCTTAAGTCTTTCTTACAATAAAGATGTATCTGGGGAATCCAGCTTAATAGGTGCTAAGGGCGATCAGAAATTCTCTAGGGACGAACAAGCTAGAATGAATGAGCTAACCCGATTTAGCTTACAGAAAGGTATGGACGTTAAACATGCCGGCGCCGCTTCTGTGTCCTCGGATATAACCAGAGATATAATGGAACCTGGTGGCGGAGAAAAAGTATATAAAAACATTTTAAATAATAAAGACTACGAAGATCTTAAAGATTTTGTTAAGGCAGATGCTCAAGCTATAACAGATAGAATACATAGCATGTTGTCCAAAGGGATGGCGGATGATGTTAAAAGTATGGCAACCGCTTATGGTGTAACTGCTGACTTATCTGATATAGATAAATTTACTGCTGAGATGGTAGACAAGATGGGTTTTAGAGGCTTTCTAACGCGTTTAGAGCAGTCTATTATAAATTCGGCTCTGGATACATTACAGAAACAAATAGCCGCTAATAAGGGCCAAGGAATGTCTCCTGACACCCTTAAAGCGGCAGCCAAAGAAGAATATGCCAGAAGATTAAAAGAATCAAGTCCATCTGCGGTAGCTTCAAGCCTAATAACTAGTAAAGAAGCACCATTATATAAATTTAGAACCGCCGGCGCTAGTACAGAAAGCCAAATGGGTGCTTATATCAGTAAGCATGGTAAAGGCGCGTTAGATTTAGATGTGGGTATATCTAAATTACAGCCAGGTGCTTATGGTAAAAAAGAAGAAGCTAGATACTCGTCTAGTATGGCAAAGGCAGTAGCTACCGCATCTAATTTGGAAGATGAGCTTAATCAGTTATATGAGGTATCTGGTTCTGGTGCTTACGGTGAATTGGTAAAGACTTCTGCCGATAGATTAAAAAATTCACAGAAAGACGTGCAAGCTGTAACTGCAGCTATTGCTAATTACGAACCTCTGGATATTAAATCAATACAAGATAGTATTGGTAAGCTTACTGAATTAACCACGGGTGACTTAGCCACAATGTCTCCAATACATACGCAAGTATTTAAAGATAGATCCTCAGCTAAAGATTTAATGCGTATGCGTGATGTTGTAGACTATTATACTACACTAGCGGGGCTGCCAGTAGTAGAGCCGTCAGTGCTACAAGAAATAGAGCTACTAGGTAAAAGCGAACTTAGTAAGATGGCTGAAACTAAATTTAAAGATCAAGGCTTAACTCCCGAAGAACTACAAACCAAAGTAGATGCATATGTAGACGTATTTTCAGAAAAAATGAAGGCCTTATATTCACTAGATAGAGCTTTAAAAGTATTTAAAACTTCTAGTGCCTCTGGTATGGATGTGGCTACTATGTTACCCCCTGTCTCCTCAGGTAAAGTTAGGGGAACAACATATCGTTCCACCGCAGGTATAGAGGCGGCTAAAGTATCTTCTCCTATAATGGAAGCCGGTATTTACGGGTCTGCAGGAGGGCCCCCGCCCCCGGCTACCCCTGGTATAACAACACCGGGTGCTGGTGTTCCAGGGGGACCATTTACTTTTACTGGCGGTGCTTTAAATGTTCATCTACAAAGCATTGCTGCTGGTATAGGTTTATTTGTAGGAGACACCCCACAAGCTAAAACTCAGACAACTACTGAGCCTGCTATCGATGTAGAACAGCTTAAAAAATGGTCTGCCCAAATAACAGGTGGCCACAATGAGCTTAGCGGTGCAACATATGCAACAATATATAGAGCCAGTGCTTTAGCCGGCGGCGGTTCCTATAAGAGTGGGTTTAAAAAAGAAGACTTCTCTGAAAAAGAATTAAATAGTCGTCAGATAGCTGCCATAGTGTCAGCAATGCGTGGAGAAAGTGACAACATTCCTAATGACTTCTTAGAAGCCTCTGCTCTTGTTGGTCAAGCCATACATGCTAAAATACAAAAAGATATAATATCTATGGACCCCACAGCTGCCATAGAACAATTTGTGGCTTTAACCACAAAGTCTGGCCCTATAACCGGGCATATAGATGTTGTAATGAAAGATGAAACTACTGGTGAAAAATATCCTATGGATATAAAGACAGTAGGTGAGGGGGTTAAAAAAGCTATTGGAGAAGCCATACAAACTTCCGGTACATCTGATTTCCCAGAAGTTTACGCCAAACTCATTGAGAAAGGGGACAAACCCAGTCTAGCGGCCGCATATAAATTACTGGATGTGGCATCACAGTTAAATGTTTATATGACAGCCATTGGTGCAACTAAAGGCGAGGCTAAGTATTATAGTAGCACGGGTAAGGGTGAAGATACCCCTGAAGTTGTGAAATTTAAACAAGACCCAGCCTTATTAGCTAAAGATGTGGATGCCGTAGCTAAAGCTAGAAGGTTTGCTGGTAAATTTAGAACCACAGGTAGTTTAGAGGAACAAACGGAGGCCGCAAAGAAGGCTAGTCCTTTAAATATAAGTGCTTCTGATTTAAAGAGAATGTTAGATGAATCTTCAAAACATTTTGAATCTGTTAAAACTGCTGGCGGCGGTAGACAAAGGGCTGCTTCTTACAGACCGATGACACCTAAAGAGAGTGAAGAGAAAATTAAGGGTTTTAAACTTGACGAAACCGATTCAATTAGTGATATAGACAAATTATATAGCCCTAAAATAGCCGCTGGTAAGGATGTATGGGCCGATTTAGAGAACTTCACCACATTCCATACAGCCGCCAAAGAATTCCAACGGCAAGTTCGTAACATCAACTATGAAGAAGAGCTTAATAGTCTCGAAAAAGTAAGTAAAGATTTATCCGACATAATTAGAGGCACAGGTAAAACTGGCCCAGATATGGATAGATTTAGAAAAGCAACAGATAAATTTAAACAGCTAGCCACTGATCAAGGTGGACCTGAAGGTGAACGTAGAGCAGGAGCGCAATTAAATAAAGCTTGGAAATTGTATAGAATGGCGGAAGGAGATTACTACTTATCTCAAGCCAAGGAGGCAAAAAGGGCCTACGAAGCGGCTAGCTCCTCAAAAGATTTTGAGGCGGAAACCGCAAGTTATGGTAAGGCACAATCCGCTATATCAAGAATGCGAAAGTTTGTTAGTAGGGTAGCTGGTTCTAGAACAGACATTTACACAGAAGATAAAAAATTTGTAATGCCGGAAATGGCACGTAGACTAAATGTTTATCAAACACCAGGTGAGTTGGCTACTAAGGCTACAACACCATTAGGTGATGATAAACAACTACAATCAATGTTTGAAAATATAGTAAGTGATTTACAAAAAGACAGTGTGATGACCCCTGCTGTTGAAAAAGCACGTACAGCTGTATCTACAATTACTGGTTCCAATGTTAAAAGAGAAATGATAGACATGATGCAAAATGCCGAGATGCTAACTAGGATGGGCTCTGATGTTATGCATGCTTGGGATTTTGATCTTTTGGCTGAAAAATTAAGTAGGCTCCGCGCTTCTCTTGAACGTTACATGAAGTATAATCTAACGGACGATTTTGGAGCAGCTCAAAAGAAGAATTTAGAGACTGTCATAAAGTATTTAAAATCCGTAGAGAACTCATACACCATGATTAACCAGTCTGCCAATAAAGACTGGGGTGAGGCAGGCACAGTGCCAGTTCCAAAATGGTTAGCGCCGAAAGAGCAACTGGCTATGCACACAAGTAATGTAGAAAAAGTAAAAGAGTATTTTGAGAAGCCTCAAGAATCTGGTGGTGCACGTGTAGGTGAGGTTAGATCTTATCCTATCAAAGTTCTGGATCAGACTGGGCAGGTTGTTCGTAATGTTGTGGTGGACTTTGCTAAGTATGGTAAATCACTAAGTGACATAACAATAAAAGAAAGAGATTTAGCCTCCGCTATGCAAGGATCTAATAGCGGATTTAGAGGTGCAATAGGGCGTGCTGTTAAATGGGGTGCTGCTTCTACCGTAGTGTACGGAGGTTTTGCGCAACTCAAACAAGCTATTAGTACCTTAGCTGAAATAGAGTATAGTTTAGCCACACTTAAAATGATGTTAAATCCTCTGTCTTCTGATATAAATGGTTTATCAGCGGCCGCGGTTACCTTCGCCAAACAATATGGTGTTGGTATAACAGATGTATTACAATCTATGAATGTTTTTGCACAGCAAGGTTTAACACAAGCAGAAATAATAGATAGAACTAAGGTATCTACCTTAGCTGCTAATGTTACTACATTAAAAGCATCAGAAGCTACTGAAGCTTTAACATCAGCCATGAAAATTTACCAAGAAGAAGGTAATAGTGCTATGCGCTTTTTAGATGCTTGGAGTGAGGTTGAAGCCAAGAGCGCTATTACTGCTGGTGACTTAGCCAATGCTATTCAAAAGTCCGCCTCGGCAGCCAAAATTGCTGGTGTTACTTTTGATCAATTAAATGGTATTGTTGCCGCTATCGGTTCAACTACAAGACAATCAGGTAAAGAAGTAGGTACTTCTCTTAGATTTATTTTACGTAGACTTTCTGCCGAAAAAGGGCCAGAGCAGCTGGGTAAATTAGGTATTCCTGTCATGGAATCTACTGGACAGTTAAGATCTGGTTTTAGTGTTTTAGATGATCTAAGCAAAAAATGGAAAGACCTTAGTAACGCCCAAAAATTGGCTACCTCCCAAGCACTTGGTGGTACCAGACAATATAACTCTCTCATAGCTTTAATGGATAACTGGGATCAAGCTTTACGTGCCACCAAAGAGAGTATGAATTCCAAAGGCTCCGCAGAAAGACGTAATGCTGAATTAATGGGTACTTATAGAAAACAGCTCGAACAAACCAAAGTTGCTTTAGTAGAACTACAGATGTCTATCGGTAAAGTAGCTTTGCCGGCATTTAAAATAGGTTTAAGTGGAGTTAAAACATTTTTAGAAACACTGTCTGCTATACCTGATCCTATCAAAGCGGCCGGCGCTGCTTTTGTGGCCTTACTGACCTATATGACTAAGGGACAGCAACTAGCCGAATCCTTAGGTGACATGCTTGCTGGAGGTAAGGACTTTCTAGGTATATCTGGGGCCGGAGAACAATTTACTAAAGAGTTAGCTAAAACTAAATATGAATTATTTGGTTTAGGCGGCGGTAAATTAGCCACTGCCGGTCTTAAAACATTAGGTAAATTTACTACTACGGATGCTAGTGGCGGAAAGACTGACGTAACCAGAGGGACTAAATTATCAGATTTTCATTCCTCTTTTGGCAGGTTGTCCTTTAAACTACAAGAAGTAGGTAAAGTATTTAATAGTTTTGTTGCTGATAGTGTTTCTACCACAGGTAAAGGAATAGCCTCATTCGGGGCTGCCGGAAAAACAGTAGGGACTAAACTTAGTAGTACCGCTGGTATAGGGGAGACTATTGAAACTATTAGAAAACGTAATAGTATGACCAAAGAAGACATAGAAAAAACAGTTAAAGAGCTGGGTATACATCAAGCACTAAAGAAATTAGTTTCTGGTGGTTTGGCCATGGGCGCCGAAGTAGCTGGTATGGGTTCCTATTTAGGAGGTATGGCTGTAAAAGGTTTTGGTGATTCACTCGGTGATATAGGCAAAAAGTTAACTGAAAATTTAGCTACGGACGATACTTCCTTTATAGCCGCGGTTGCCCCATTACTAACCACAATAGCAGCATTAGTACCGGCAATAAAAGTACTAGGGGATCAATATGGTAGGATGACTCAATCTGCACAAGATTACGCAAATGCTATGTATAGTATGCGTAGTATTCAAGAAGATAATCTTACTAATATTAAAAATATGGCGGCTTCCTATGATGTTTTACAAAGCAAAATAGAGGATTTAAATAAATTAAATGATCCCGCCACCAAAGAACGTAGAAAATCTTTAAACACTTATGAAGCTCCTATAATTACATTAGGTAGAGCACAAGAAGATGTAATAAGTTTAGCAAATCAATTAGCAGAATCTAATAGTAACCTGGTGTTAGGTTATGATAAAGTAGGCAATGCGGTGCTTAAAGCCAGCACTAATTTTGACGAGTATTTTAAAGTACTGGATAAATCCAGAACTAAACAACTGGCGGAATCGGAAGTAGACGTGGCTTCCAAATTTATAGAGGATTTAACCAAAACAGGTGGGTCTGAAAACACTAAAAAAATGATTAAAGATATAGCGAGTGAGGTGCCTATTATAGGAGAAATGCTTGCTAAGGGTATTAAAGTGGCCCCCGCCAAAGCTATTGCTGAAGTAACCGCACAGTTAAACAATTTGCTATCAATAAAAGCAAAATCGCCTATGTCTTCTGCTGTGGATAAAGATATTAAAAAATATCAAGAGACATTAAAGGCGCTTAGAAATGATTACGCGGCTACTTATAAGGAATTTAGTAATGTATTAGGCAACATTAATACTAAGGGATTAGATCCAAATGAGATTGCTAAAATATTTGCTGACCCCAGATTAAAAGAAGGGTATGATGTTATACTTAACATGGAACCCAGACTAAATATAGCCGGCCTTAAAGGTAAAATTAATTGGCAGGATGTTTTAGGGCAAACTGTTATGCAGCGTGCCCTGCCCTCTGCTAAATCATTAGATTTTACAAAAGAATTAACTAAGGGTAAATTAGAGTCCGCAGGTCTTTTTGAACGCCAAGGTAAAGTGCTTAATAACGATATAGTACTATTTATGGATGACGTGGCTGCAAAGTATAATATGGCGGGCAAACAAGCAATAGTTAAACTCAAAGAAACCTCGGATGGTGTATTTGAGTGGGTTGCACAATACTTTAATACAAAAACACTAAAAGTGGAAGAGCGTGCTTTTGATAAAGACATGCAGCAATTAGTTGAAAACATCTTTCCTGCCAATCATATACAAGATGAGATCACAGACAAAATAGAGATACTTAATGAATTTGTAGCCGGCGCCGGCGCGGGTATTAGGGCCATATCTGCAAAAGATTTCAAAAAGGAATTTGATTTAGGGGAGCGCTTTTTTAGTGACATAGCAACAACCACTCTGCTACAATCTGGTAAAGGGTTTACTCCTACCGCTTCTACAGGCAAAGGTTTTGGTGAATCTCCATTCCAAAAATCATGGAAAAAAGATTTTGAAGAGTATTACGCTAAACCTATGATTAAATTTAGAAGTTACATGGAGGACTTAGATAAATTAAAAGTAGAAGGTTTGGATGAAGGCAGTGTTACCATAGCTAATGACTTATATAAAGAGTTAGAAAACCTAACTACTATATTAAAAAATAATCAAGTGGTAATGCAATATAGAGCTGTATTGGCCGATTTAACTAAAACATTTGAATCTGGCAAAAGAGCAATTGAAGAAAACATAGCTGTTGAACGTAGCCGTCAAGAAGTATTTAAAGGCACCACAGGTTATTTAAAAGGTATATCTGAGGGATTAGACACTTTTGATACGGGCGGGCCTAAGTATAAAGACCTGACTGTTCAACAACGTACTTTAATAGGCTCAGAGGATTACAGAAACTTAGCCGCTCAACTAAAAGAATTAGATATACAAAAACAAGGTGCGTCAGAGGGCATGTACTCCTCCGATAAAGCTCTTGTGGCACTTGATAGCATAGCTGCTGTATCAAAAGGCTTTGGTTCTGTGCTAACTAAGGACGAAATGCAAAACTTTACTGAAACTGTTGCTAGAACAGGTGACACAGGGTACGCTGAATTAAAAATAGAAACCTCTAGGGTAGCTACTAATACTGCGGATACTGTTACTAAGCTTGAAGACATTTTAATGGCTTTAGGTAGTCCAGGGGAACTTGATAAACAGTTAGAAAAATATATGTCTGCTAGTTCACCACAAGATTTACTAACTGGACTAGAGCGTGTAGCTGAAATGCGCGATAGAGCGTCAGCCACCGGCAATTCCGATATGGTGATAGAAGCCAATAAAGTTCTAGATGTTATGACTAAAAATTTAACATCTCAATTAGGGGTAGATAGAACACTTAAAGAAATAGGTAGCCAGAATGTTTTTGGTGCTAAAAACTACACAGCAACAGAAGCTTCTCAACGAATGTTTTCTGGTCTAGATTTCCGTGATTTTGTAACACAAATGAAGGATGTCGTACCAGAAGAAAGTAAGTGGTTTGGTTTAAAAACTGTTCCAAACAAACCAACGTTCACTGCAGATGTGGAAGCCATAAATAAATTACAAACAGCAAATCAACAAACACAGTTTATTGATGATAAAACTGTAATGAAAGCCACTGCCGCAGCCAGTGTTGCTTCCGCTTTTCAAAAAGCTGGCGAAAACGCAACAGTTAAGAAATTAGATGAACAGCTTCAAGTATTAAGGGCACAACTCGCGGCAGAAGAAGCCAAGCCCGCTGTTAATCAAAATAAAGGGTTAATAGAAGACCTAAAAACACAAGAAAAAACACTTACTACATCCAGAGAAGATACCGCAGCAAAAGCTACTTTATATGGCGCTGTTACTACTATGACTGCGTCAAAAACAGCAATTATGGAATTTGCTAAAAGTCTTGGCTTTGCGGACGACACTATAAAGAAACTAGGTGCAGGTACCGTAGCCACTTATGCTGCTTTATTAGTTTTTAGTAAACTATTGGGAACAGATCTTTCAGAGGCCACTAAAAATTATGGTAAAGTGTTAAAAGATGTAGCCACTGGTGTAGCAAACACTGGTGAGGCACCCTCTTTATCACAGGCCATAAAACTTAAACGGGCTGAAAAAAACTTTTATGAAGACTATGAAAAAAATAAAACACAGTACGGTTTCGCTGATGGCGGCAGAGTGTTTGGTGAAGGTACTCCTACTTCTGATAGTATTAATGCAAAATTAAGTAAAGACGAGTATGTACTAGATGCTGCAACTGCTAGACGCGCTGGTTATGCCAGATTGGATAAATTCAGTAAAACACATAATCCAGAAGATTTAACAGGTTTTGCTACTGGTGGTGCCGTTAAAAACAGTTTGATAGAAAGCAAAGACGAACTTAAAAACAAAGCCGATTTATTACGTAAAGTTAATGATATACTTAAAGATTACCCTGAGTTATCTGATGTACTTAAAGGGTCCGAGGAAATGGCTTTGGATGTATTAAAGGAAAAATATCCTGAGGTACATAAAGCTGTAACTACTTTGTCTAAAATTAAAGTAGGCAAGGGTGAAGAGGCCACTTTAAATTTACCAGATGATTTAAAAAAATTATTAGATGCTGTTAATTTTAAAATGGCTACTGGCGGTCCAATAGCGGGCGAAGGTACTGGTACATCAGACGATATATTAGCTAGGGTGAGTAACGGTGAATATATAATCAAGGCCGACTCTGCCAAACATTTGGGTCAAAGTAAGCTAGACTACATTAATGAATATGGCAAATTACCAACTTTCGCCACAGGCGGTGCTGTTGCTGGCCCAATAACAGACCCAGACATTAATAGACCTGCACAAGTACTAGCCACAGCAGCTGCGGCTACTATGGCAGGTTATCTAGCCGAAAGTAATGAAAAACTTACTGAGATAGCAACAGCTTCTAAAAAATCTGCCGCTGAGTCCACCCTTATAGCGGATTTGATACAGAAAAACACATCATCAGCACAAAAAATATTTAATACCCTTAATGAGCAGGCTATTAAAAATGCTACAACCGATAAAATACTTCAAGGAACAGAAGTAAAATCCAAAGTATTGGATGTTGATGCTGAAAAGAAAAAAGTGGAACAAGCCATAAAAGATATGAAAGAAGTCTATAAACAGCAGGCGCAAGTCATAAACAAACAGGCCGCTGATATGCAAGAACAGATGCTTAAACTTGAAATGGCTGAAGAATTAGAAAAGGAATTAAATGATATGGCTGCCGCTATATCCAATGTAGAAATAACAGCAAATGCTAAAAATAGGTTTAGTAAATTAGTGGAAGAGTCCATGACTTACGGTGTAAAAAGTTTTGTTAGGCCATCTTTTTGGTCCAGTAATTTCGCTGTACCTCAACCTGGTGGTTTATTAGGAGGTAAGTATAATCCACCCCAAGTTGACTTAGGTGTTAGAAGTACACGGGATATGACAACAGAACAATATCTGCTATTTAAAGATAAGGAGCTGGTATCAAAAGCTAAAAATCTTTCAGAGGTAGGTAAAAACTTTTTTACTAATCTAGGAAGACTTTTCACTGATCTAGATTTTTTTGCTAAGGGCCTTAATTTTGAATCAGTGGCCACCTTTATAAATAGTTTGGCTTCTATACAAGATCCTAGAAAAGGTGTTAAACTTGAAAAAGTATTTACAATAAATAAATACCAAAAGGCAGAAACTTCTTTTAAAGCATTAGAAAAGGCCCAAAGTAAAACAGATCTTATGCAGTCTAAGCTTACTGAACTCTATATTGAAAAACAAGAATTAGACGCTTTGGATAAAACAGTAGGGTTAAGTAGTAAAGAAAAGAAGCGGTTTAAAAATGTGGATATTTTAATAGACGAGTACGAACATGCTATAAAAGGACAAGTTTCTAAAATAAAGAATATAAAAATAGATTTAGAGCCTGTAATAATTGAAGGGACCTTTAAGAAGGCTAGATCTGAACGGGCTAATACCGAATTAGTTGAAGATTTTTCTAGTATAACTAGATCAATTTCTCAATCTAAAACGTCAATGACTGCTGCCATGAATCCTGAATTATCTGGTTTTAGAGGTGATTTGCAATTTAAACGTAAAGACGCCGAATTAAGTGATCAAGAATACTTTTTTAAATCATCACAAGGAACTACAAAAAACACGATAGATCAACTAAAATCGGCACAAGCTCTAACAGAAAATGTAAGTAAAAAAATAGCAGATAGAGAGCAATTAATAACAGATATCAGATTAAAGCTGTTAGATGCCGGCGATAAAGAGACCAATCAAACTAAGGCATATAAAGATGAAATATTAAAATTAAGTGATGAGACGTCTGATTTAACAGAAGACTTCGAAACCCTTAAAAATAGTATGGAATCCTTAGGCAGTATAACGCAAACCGTGTTTGATACAGGTAAAAGTCTACGCGTATTTAATGAAAGTTTTAAATCTTTAAGCGTACAGGGTTTTAGTGCCGGATTAGAAGGTACTAGAAATCTTAAATTGGCCATGGATTCCCTGGTTGGTGCTAGCGGTCCTTTTGCTAAAAGAATGGTCACACCTACACAGCAAATAGATGCTTTAATGGGTGGTGGTATATCTTTAAGCAAATTTGCTGATGAATTTGAAATAAGAACAGCTGATTTATATACACAACTATTTTCTGGCAATCTTAAAGGTAATGATCTTCAGAAAGTTATTGACCAAATAACCCATATGCCACAGGAAAAGGCTAGGGTACGTGAAGAACAAGATTTGGTTAAGCAATTTCAAGGTTTAGACACTATGGTTAATGCCATAAATTCCATGGAAGATACTTTAATTGAAAGAATATCATTTGGTAATGAAGATGCCGGCACAAAAGCTTACTATGCTGGGTCTTTAAAACAATTAGAGGAACTTAAAAATTCTCAAGCGACCTTCATAAAATCAGAAACTACTATTGGAGCAGTAAAAGAAAAAGCCAAAGCCCAGTATGGGGAAGGAACCATAGAATACCAGAGATACATGTCTCAATTTGGTGGTATGGCTGAAAGCACCAGAGCGGTGGCAATAACACCAGAAGTAAAAGAGGGCTTTGCAAGAATACAACATGACCTTGAAAAAACTCTAATGAACTCTGATCCTGTGGTTAAAGAATTGATTAACATACAAAAGATCTTAGAAACATTAGCTGAAAAACTAGGCGTTCCCTCCTCGGAGTTAAGACAGCTATTTAAAACTCCTGGAGAAACAGATAAACTACTTCCAACCCTAGAAACAGCAAAATTTCAATCGCCTGTACAAAAATATGTAAGTGAAGTGGAACAAAATTCTATGGCTGGTTTAGTGGCCGCTAACAAAGCCTTGGATGCTCTTTCTGTGCCTACGGGGAATTTGGTTATAGAATTAGGTAGAGTTATACCAAAGTTTGTAGAATATAACAATGCATTAGGCAATGCTATTGTTAATTTAACCAGCAGGGCAGTAGGTGCTGCCATTAAGGATATTAATATAGTTCCTCCTGGTGTAGCGCAAGAAAAAGCTGTTAAAGAAAAAGCTACATTTATTGGTACAAAAATGGCTGAGCAACAAGGTTTTGATGTTAACGATCCAATAATAAAAGCAATGATAAACCAATTTGCAGCTGGACAGGCCATGTTTATTAGTGAACAAGAACGTCAAAATGCGCGTAATAAACCATCTGTTTTTACAGATACCCCAACTAAGGATTTTGTTTCAAAAGGTACTTTAAGTTTAGGTGCATCTGCTCTGGCTGCTATGGGACCTGATATAGCCCTGCTTGCTGAATTTTTTATGGGGCCCCAGGCTGCAACACTTTTGACTGCGGCCCCATTAGCAGTTGGTGCTGGGGTAGAAGGGTACAATTTTGCTGCCCCAAAAGCAGACTACCTCATGTCTTTAAAAGAAACCAATGACCTACTAACTAAGGCAGAGAAGGATGCTGCATCACGTGGTGATTTATTTGAAAAACCCTCGCTGAATTTGCCTGATTTGGAGAACCTACACTTAGCGGATGACGCTTATTTTAAAGCACAAATAGAGGCACTTTATAATAATACAACTCAACTACAAGAGTTAAATAAAGCTTTAAAGGATAAACCGACAGAGACTACTGCTGTCGATGCTGCTACACCTCTTGTTAAGGCTCGCGGGGGTTACATTACAGGTCCTGGTGGTCCAAGAGAGGATAAAGTTCCGGCTATGCTTAGTCCAGGAGAATACGTAATACGCGCCCATGCGGCCCAGAAACTTGGTTATGATACCCTGGACTATATAAATAAAAAAGGTATTATGCCAGGCCTGGCTGACGGCGGCAACGTGTTTTCTGCGTCCGGCGCACAGGATATCCTTACCAAGCGCAGAAAACAACTAGAAGCCATCATGAAGGAAAATAACCTGGCTGACGGCGGCAACGTGTTTT